GCCATCAGAGGGCTCGAACGTCGCAGCCAGGGCCACGGCGGCCGCGTTGGCCAGGGACGCATGGACCTCAGCGAAGCGAAGCTCGCGCTCGACTCGCACAAAGTCCCCGTTGTCCTCCGCCTTCTCTGCCCTTTGCAGGTAGGTCTCAGCGGTGCGGTAGTGCTGCGAGCCGATCACGACTTCCCCGCAACCCACGCCTCGTCAGCCTCGGACGGCATGTAGGACTCTTCGCCGCCGACGACCTCACCTGTGGTCATGTTCACGCGTTGTGCAGGCGTAGGTGCCGACGGAGGCGCCGGGGCTTCGATCTGGCGGCGCTGCGCGATGAGCTCGGCCTGCAGCTCTCGTCCGGCCTTCTCGTCGACGGCCAACGCCTGGACGAGCTGCGTGGACTTGGGCAGCAGCTTGACCAGCTGGCGCAGCGCGGTCTTGCGTTCCATCCACCGCTGCGGGTCAGGGATCCGACCGGACGGGCCGACGTTGCCGTTACGGAGCTTCTTGACCTCTGCGGGAGACAGAACGACGAACGCCGACGCGCCGGTGGTGAGCTTGGCAACGGCGTAGTAAGCGGTGATCGAGCCACGCTCCTCACCGAGGAACGGCTTGTGGCGCAGGAACGGGTCGAGCCCGTAGGCGTAGTCGAACTCGTCGTTCGCATAGACAACCTGGGTGTCCAGGTACTGCGCCATGGGGTGCTGGTAGAACAGCTTGGCCATGCCCTGGTATCCGACGATCAGGGTGCATTCCTTCTTGTACGCGACGAGGTAGGCCTCCCCGCTGACGCCGACCTCGAGGCCGAGAGCTGCCGCGGTCAGCAGTGCCCCAGCGAATGACTCCGGGGAGCATTCGGCCAGTGCGAGGTCCTTGCGGATGCAGGTCAGGGCGAGCCGGGCCATCCGGTCAGCGTTCAGGTGCACAGGCAGGGCCCGGGCGAGCTCGGGCTGAAGCCGGGCGATGACCTGGGCCATCGTGGGGGCTTCCTGCTGCGCGACGGCGTTGTTGGCCACGCGTTGGGCGAGGCTGGTTCCCATGTCAGATTTCCTTCGGTGTGGCTGAGAGACGCAGTACGCGGGCGCGGTACTGGGCGTAGAGCTCCGGGTGTTCGGTCTTGACCCGGTCGAGGTCGAACGTGGACCTGGTCGACAGTGCGTCGGCCAGGTCGGGGTGGTCGGAAGCGAAGCGCTTGAGCGAGAACGTGCCGTTCTGGGCTGCGGTGGCGTAGAGCAGGCCGCCGGCGATCAGGGCTTCCCCGGATCCGAGGAGCTCACGCAGCTGGGCCTCGAGGAAGTCCTCGACGGTCTGGGCTTCCTTAGTGGTGGCCTTCGCGGCTTTGATCGCGGCATACAGGGGTGCGATGACCTCGGGGTCACCGACGGTGAGGTCGGTCTCGACGGTCAGCCAGCGGGCTTTGATCGCGGGCAGTGCGGGCGCGTCGACCGGGGGAGCGGTGTTGCCCAGGACGTACTTGTCCCAGAACTCCTGCTCCATCTCGGTCAGCAGGGCGATGAACTTCTCGTCGCGTTCGACGCGGCGGACCTGGAAGTCGTTGCCGTCGATCAGGGCCACGACGTGCGCGTGGCTGCGGCCGGTCACTGCGAGGCCGTGCTGGACCTGCACTTCGGCGTGGTCAGCGATCTGGTCGTTGTCCCAGTCGTCAGCCATCCGCCAGTTGGTGCACTTGGACTCGAAGATCCCGCCGTCGCCGACGTTGCCGTCGAGGCTGACCTGCATGAACGGGTGCGACTTGGAGCGCATCAGACCGGCGCGGTGCACGACCAGGCCGGTGTCCTCGACGAACGCCTGACGCAGCGACGGTTCGAGCAGGGTGCCCCAGCGCATCGCGGGCGTCTGGTGCTTCTCGGGCAGTTGACCGGTCTTGTCCAGCCACAGCTCGTAGCGGGACGAGAACCGGTTGACGCCGGCGATGGTCGACGCGTCCGACCCGCCGATGCCCTTGCGACGCTCGGCAAGCCAACGCTCACGGGGTGCGTCACAAGGCAACACCTGGGTGGCGTTCGGGTTGGACCAGGGGTTGGCCACGGGCGCGGTGCTCACCACGACACCGGGTCAATGTCTAGCAGCGGGTCGTCGCCCAGCAGTGCTGCGACGTGCTGGTTGCAGGAGTGGGTGTAGTCGTCCGGCGCGGGCCCGGTGTAGAGCACCCATGTGGCGTTCTCTTGGCAGCCCAAGGCGCGAGCCTCGTTTTCGGACGTGGCCTTGATCGCAGCCTCTTGCTGGTCGTCGGGGATGAAGCAGCAGTGCGCCGCGAGCCCGCTCGAGAGGGCGGCCGTGACGCTCTTCATGCCGACACCGGGGCGACGGCGTGGAGCCCGGACCAGATGGTCTCTTCGTCGCGCTGGAGGCGAGTGTTGCGTTCGACGCGGTTGACCAGGTTGGTCTGGACTGCAGTGGCTGCGCCGCTGAGGGTGGTGTGGCGGCCGAGGTTCATGCCGTCCCAGCTGGTGGCGGTGAAGCCGATCTCGAGGTCACCGAAGACGGCGCCGATGGGCGCGCCGTCCAGGTACAGGGTGTATTGGCCGAGGACGGTCCGGCGGATCTGAACGCCGGTGTCGGTCGTGGAGTGGAGGAACATGTGGGAACCTTTCTGTGTGTTACGGGCCCCGGTCCGGCTGCTGTGTAGGCGGGCCGGTCCGGGGCCCGGTTTCGTGCTCGGGGGTTAAGCGGCTGCGCGGTCGGCGAGGTATGCGTCGATCGCGGCACGTGTGACGCGGCGGCACCGGCGGATCTTGATCGCAGGCAGTTCGCCGGTCCTGATGAGCTCGTAGACCGTGGACCGGCCGACGCCCAGGAGTGCGGCGGCGGCGAGTGCGGTGTAGGCGAGCTGTTCGTCGTTGCTGGTGGTCATGCGGCCGTGGTCTCCTTGGTGCGGACATCTGCGCTACGTAGCGCACTTGCGACACGACGAAGCAGTGCCCGCGGGTCGATGTTGAGGACTTCAGAGATGGACAGGAGGGTTCTCTCCGACGGTTGCCGGCGGCCACTGACGATGTCGGACACCATCTGCTTGGACAGGTTGGCGTCGTTGGCGACGTCGACCTGGCGCTTGCCGGCCCGGATCATGGCCTGACGCAGGATCAGCGGGTCGACCTGGTAGGCGACCCGGCCGAAGCTGGTGTGGATCCACAGGATTTGGCGCGTCGACAGGTGGGGAGTCGCTGCGTTGGGGGTGGTCACCGGTTGCCTTCGAGGGTCTTCTCGACGGCGGCTTTGAGCGCCTCAACCGTGTCGTAGGGCCGGTTGATGCACTCGGTGACAGCGTCGATCAGAGACAGGCGGGTTCGGCGTTCACGTTCGGCGCGCTGGTTAGCGGCATTCAGCTCTTCCTTGCCGTAGTTGCTCATGTCGGTCTACCTTTCAGTTGCGCCGGGAACCTGGACTAGGCCCCTGTTTGTTCGTTGGGCTGTGGCGCTGGTCCGAACTGTAGCGGATAAATGCGTACCGTAGCGGATTATTTCGAAACTTTACTTCCTCTTGACCAAAAACGGACCTGATCTGCATAAATACACGCTTGTGATTCCCCCTCTTTAAGCGCAAATCTGACCAAAATACGCTGCGTTGCGGACTTGTTCGCAACGATTCCCTCGCACGTTGCACCCTCAAGGCGCAATCATGGGTGCCATGACTGACACACCCCGCCCACCAGAGCAGCCCGCCTGGGCCAAGCTCCTGCAGGAACAGCGCCAGTCGCGCGGCTACTCGGCGCGCAAAGCCGCGATGCTCGCAGGGCTCTCCGACTCGTTCTGGGGGATGGCCGAACGCGGATACAAGCCGGTGCGAGGCAAACCTTCGCGGCCGATGCTGCCCAGCCGGCGGACCCTCATCCAGATGACCGAAGCGCTGCGACTCTCACCCGCATCGACGAACGCGATCCTGACCGCTGCCGGCTACAAGGCCGTCCCGGCCATCGGTGAGCAGCCCGACCCACGCTCCGAGGTCGACCTACGCGGGCTGACGACAGGCGACATAGTCCTTCTGAACGCTATTTCTCGCCATCTGCGTGACAACAGACGTTCTGGTACTGCACAATCCATGCACCGGACCGCCTCAAACGGGGAGGGCGTCGAATAATGACCAGCAGGGGACCCCAACTTCATGACTCAGACCAGCTCGCTCCTCACCCAAAGTTCGCCCGCTTTGACTGTGGTGGCAGGGACGTCGGTGGGGCTCATCCCGTGGGTCAAGCTCTTACAGACGGCGGTGTTCTGCGCCAACGTGAACGAGCTGGCCGACGAGCTGCAGGCCAGCAGGGCGACCGTCCTGGAGTCCATCGAGGCCCTGACCCTGGTGGAGACCGACACTCTTGGCGAGGTGTTCCGGCTGCGCGAGCTCGCGTCGGCCTGATCGTTGCCGGGCTGGCTCTGGCCGTGACCGGGTGCGCTACTGCACCCGAGCCGGTCGCGGCCGCTCCGAGCGTGAAGACCACCTCGGTTCGTGTGTGGGGCACGATCGAACGCCCAGGTGGTCTGGCGACACCGCGTGAGGCAGGCGCGGTCTGCACATCCAAAGCGGGTGATGACGTCCACGCAACGGTTATCTGGTCGATCACAGCAGGAACCCAGTCCCTGGGTGGCGGACGCCTCGGACAGGGGCATGTGCGCGACGATGTGAACACTGCAGGGGTCGGCCCCGGCCCCTGCTCGTTCCCGTTCGACGACACCGTCGACATGCCCCCAGGCGGTGACGTGATCCTCAACTTCGGCGCCGGGCCCGTACCGGTGAACCGTGTCGACATCCTCGCCGGGCCGCTGACCATCAAGGCTGGAGGGTGACGATGGCCGCACGCAAGCAGCTGCGCCGATCCAACGGCGAAGGGACCGTCTTCCAGCGCGCCAGTGACCACAGGTGGATCGCCCGGGTCACCTACGTCGACGAAGCCACCGGGGCGCAACGTCACAAGGAACAGTCAGCCCGGACCGAAGGTGAAGCCCACGAGAGACTCACCACGCTCAAGGCTGACCTGCGCTCCGCCGGCGGCCTGCCCGAGGGGCGAACCCCGACGGTCGGGGAGTGGCTGACGCACTGGCTGGCCACGTCAGCGAAGAGCCGCACCAGTGAGAACACCTACGACGCGTACCGGTCGATCGTGACCCACCACCTGATCCCGCTGCTCGGCAAGCGCAAGCTGGACACGTCGCTGCGGGCACACCACGTCGAGGCGGCCTATGCGCGGATGGCTGCCGGGCGGCCGTGCGGGCGCGCTGACTGCCCCACGGCCGACGGCAAGTACTGCTCTGCGTGCCGGCCACCGTTGGCGCCGAGCTCGGTCCTGAAGGCGCATCGCATCCTGTGCCGGGCCCTACGGGTCGCAGCCCGGGACTACGCCACCCTGGACCCGAACGTGGTCGACGCACCATCGGTGCGCCGAGCCCGCGGTGACTCCTACACCATGGCTGAGGTCACCAAGATCGTGGCCGAGCTGACGACGCGTCGCTCCGGCGTGCGGTGGCTGATCGCGCTGGTGCTGGGCATGCGCCAGGGTGAGGTCCTCGGCTTGTGGTGGTCCGACATCGACCTGGTCACCGGGGTTGTGACCGTCCAGGCCAGGAACCACCGGCGCAAGGGTGGCGGGGTGGTCCGTCGCCCGGTCAAGAACGACGACTCGATCCGTGACATCGCCCTGCCGCCCGAGCTCGTGGCCGCGCTGAAGGAACACCGCAAAGCCCAGATCACCGAACGCCTGGCGGCCGGCCCGAAGTGGGTCGACGACGGCGGGTGGGTGTTCACCAATGAGCTCGGCCTTGGCATGCGACCGGAGGCTGACCTGAAGGACTGGTATGCCATGTGCGAGGCGGCCGGGGTGCGCCGGGTACGGCAGCACTCCGGGACCAGGCACACGGTCGCGACGCTGCTGCTCGAGGCGGGGATCAACCCGAGGATCGTGATGGAGCTCTTCGGTCACTCGCAGATCGCGGTCACGTTGAACACCTACTCCCACGTCAAGGCCAACGTTGTGCGGTCGGCTGTCGACGGGCTCGCGGCGTCGGTGTTCGGGTCGGGCAAGGCCACGAAATGACACTAGTTTCTGCACTATCGCGGGTACACGGGAGCGGATAAGCGCGCACCGTCACGGATTGATGTTGTGCTCAATAACTGAATAACCGCAGGTCAGAGTGCGCTACGAAAGTCGTTTCTATTCACTCGTAATGAATAGGTCATCGGTTCGATTCCGATAGGCGGCTCCACGGAAAAGGCTCCTGACCAGCGGAAACACCGCCCAGGAGCCTTTCTCGTACCGACCAGGAGGACCCAATGCCACTACCAGCACCACTAGTTGAGGATGTACCGACCGTCCCGGACCTGGTCCGTGCGGCGATGACCCGCAAGGGCATGTCGACCCGTGAGGTTGCCGAACGCGCCGACGGCCGGCTGTCCCATTCCCAGATCGCCCGGATCTGCCGGGGTGAGACTGCGCAGATTCAGGCTGACTCGCTGCGCGCCCTGTCCGAGGCGTTGAGCATTCCGATCACGAAGCTGCGGAAGGCCAACGGCCACCAGCCTCGGGTGCCCACCCCGTTCATCCTTCCTGAACGCGCCAACGAATTGAACATCGCCGAACGCCGGGTGGTTGTGAACATGATCGGTGCGCTGCTCGCAGCCCACGACAGTGCCCGCACGTGACTGCTCTCGGCGAGAGCAGTCACCCGGCCATCCCCGGTCGGCCAGCGCACCAGGTCATCGAAGCGGCCGCGCAAGCCGACAGGGCACGCGGTCACGGTCTCGCAGATGAGCACCTGGTCACGTTGATGCTGGCCCGCAGAGCCCTCATGGGTCAGTCCGGTATGCCGCCCCGGGCGGACCTGGTTGCGGCCATCATGGACCCGGCAGCGGACGCCTACGACCAGATGCTGATTGCCAGGATCAATGCGCACCTGGGGCGAGGACCACGCTGAGCAGGAGCAGGACGATGCCGGCAGCGAGGATCTGCAGACCACGCCGAACGATGGGGTCGATACGGACCCGGATCCGCGGCTGGTCGGAGCGGACGTAGCGTGCGGCGATCAGACGCTGGCGGGCCTCGGCGTAACCCGGAGACCGAGGCATGTCACTAGCCCTCTGTGACGGACGCGGGCTGCGTCGCCAGGAACGGCAGGAACCGGGCGAGGAACCGGTCCACTACAGGCAGGGCCATGACGCGGGTGACACCAGCTGCGACAGCGAGGCCGGTCGCGGCCCACCCTGTTGCGGCGGCGGCGTCCTGATGCACGGCAGCCTCGTAGACCGGTGCGGCCACGGCTGCGGCTGCCACGATGCCTTGGAAGAGCGTGCGGGCGGTGGTGCGCCACGGGCGGACGATCTGGGTGGGTGCAGTCATGACGGTCTCCTAGTGGGTGTTGAGGTAGCGCTGCAGGGCTGTGATCGTTTGTGGGCCGGGGTCGCCGTCGCGTGTGGCGCCGACCATGCGCTGGATGGCCTTCCACGTGTTCGGGCCTTCGAGTCCGTCTGCCGGCGAACCGACCTTGCGTTGGATCGCCCGCCAGGAGACCGGCCCAAGGTTGCCGTCCTGGGTCACACCGGCCCACTGCTGCAGGCGGCGCTTCGTTACAGGTCCGAAGTCGCCGTCGACGACGAGCTTGCGCGTGGTGATCCTGGTGACTGCCCGCGATGGCGCCTTCCACACAGCCTTGGCTGCGGTGATGACAGCGACCTTGATGGGGATGGCCACACCGACCGGCATACCGGCGTGAGCCCAAGCTTTGAGTTCTGGGCCGGGGCAGGCGGTGGGGAAGCCGTCGCTATGGACCTTCTTGGCCAGGGCGTGCTTAGCGTCGGCGGTGAAGGTGTCGTGGAGCCAGCGGACTGACGCCTTGGTTTTGGGCGAGGAGACCTGGTCGCCACCGGTGGCGACCTGTATGCCGATCCACGGGGTGTTCCATCCGGCGCAGTGGGCGCCCAACGTGTCTCGGCCGCGGCCCTCGAAGATGAGGCCGTCGATGTCGGGGTAGCCGGGCGCGCTCACGACCAAGTAGTTGTAGCCGATGTCGTTCCAATGCTGGCCGTCCATGTGGTAGTTCTGGTCGGCTCGGACCCGCGCACAGGCCTCCGCGAAGGTGCGCAGGATGACCGGCTTGGCGCCGTCGTGGTGGGTGCACGTCGCGGTGCGGGCGCCGATGGCAACCTTGACCGGCGCGGCCTTCGGCCCTCGAGCGGACCACTCGGCGCGGGTCACGATTGTTGGCATGTCAGCCCTTCCCTGTTGCTTTTTGGTAGGCGAGCCACGTCACCACGACGCCCTCGACTGCGGCGAGGATGCCCAGGCCTTTGGTGACTGGCAGGAACTTCCGCGCCGCCTTCTTGGCCCGGTCCTCGTCAGCAACATCAAGGGCCACGCGGGTTTCGTCGGCACGTTTTCGCCGTTGCGCGTCGGACTCTTCGAGATCCTTGCGTCGCCGCTCATCGGACTTCTCGAGCGCCTTCGCGGTGTCGTCACGGCCTCGCAGGTCTGACCGGAGATCCTGGATGGAGATCGTCAGATTGGCTATCTCGGGGCCGATCCGTGCGAGGAGGCTGTCGACCGTGTTCAGTCGCGCCTCGTGGGTGTTGAGCCTCGCGTTGACCTCGCCTTGTGTTTGGCCTCGGGCGAATGCCTCATCGGCGGTCTCTGCCATGGTCATCGCCTCGGCTCGTTAGGGTCGGTCACTGTCAGCCCCTCATCGTGTGTCGTGGGGCGTGCTACACGCCACGCCATCACGCTAAAGGTGGGCGGCGCTGATCGCTTCAGGGCACGCCGTGGGTCAGCGGTAGCCGCGTTGGCGGATCGACTTCTGCACGGAATGAGTACCCCGAGCGCGGACCACGGAGCGGCCCAGGCCGTCGTCACGTTGGACCTGACGCAAAGGAGGGCTGGCCAGTTTCCAGTAGCGGAAGCGCGGCAACCGGAAGGCGTAACGGATCGGGGCTGTGTGATCGAGGATTGAGGTGACATCCCAGGGTCCGCCTGCAGGTCCACCACCGACGTCCACCACGCCCGGCACAGACCCGCCCCCGAGGTGGGTGGGCTGCATGAACAGGGAGACCGCTGCCGCATTGCCCATCACAGACAAGGGGATCGTGACGTCGGTCGTGGTGTCTCGGGTGAGGACACCGCCGGTGTTGACGTAGTCGCCGGGCGCGCCGACCGCCGTGGTCAAAGTGGTCAGCGACGTGCCCACCCCGTATGCCTGCCATGGCGGGATGGTGGCCCAGTCGGTGATGGGCGGGTCACAGTAGGCAACACGCGAGGTCGCCGCTTGTGGCGCAATGTCAGTGTTGAAGGTCTCCACGTACCGCAGGGGCACGATCCAGTCCTGCCAGCCAATGAGGGTGGTTGGCAGCGCCTCGTACTCGACGTAGTCGGTGGTAGAGGGGATGACAGAGAAGTCGACGCCCTCGACCAGGGATCCCAGCAGCGCGGGGTAGGTGTCCCGGTAGTCGAGGATGTCGGCGGTTGGGATGCTGATGTTGGCGACGGTCTGAGTGAAGCTGGCCTCACAGTTGTGGTGGTAGCCGCCAGTGTCAGGGTTCTGTTGTGTGGTTCCAGACACGTTGGCTTCAATGTTCGTGTTGCCTCCGGGGTCCCTCAGGCTCGAGCCAGCAGTCGCGGTGCTCTGCAACCCTGCCACCACGGTCGCGGTGTTGACCGGGCTACCCGAGAAGCCGCTGTCGACTGCGGACGACTGCACGACCCCGTAGTAGGGGAAGTTGAGGGAGTTGGGCGAGGTGGTGTAGTCCGGTGCTTGGATCCACTCAGACCAGCCCATGACGCACTCTCACTGGATCGGGCTCGGGTAGATCCGCCCCGAGATGAACGTCGAGGTCGGGGACCACTCAGCGACCCAGATCCAGCCGCCCTTGACTGAGTTGTACGTGAAGCCGCCCGTGTCCTTCAGTCGGCCGGTGAGCGTGCCGGAACCTTCCTGTCCGGGCCAGTACCCGGAAGCCGAGCCAGGACCGCCGAACGCCTCAATCAGGCCAAGGTCGTCCAGCGCGTCAGCCTTGGCCTCGGTGCGCCCAAACGGGTTGGTCCCCGACAGCGGGTCGCCCACGAGGTTGACGAGGTGCGCGGGTGTGACTGGTCCGGCGAAGAACGCCATGCAGAACGGTGCCGCAGGTGACTGGCTGCGAACGTCGAGCTTGGCGACCTGGCCGGCCGTGGACAGGGGGATGTGCAGGACGGTCCAGAGCCCGCCGTAGATGGCGTGCCTTGGGAGGATCCCGCCGTCGGACTCGCCGTCGAAGGGGACGATCTGGTCCTGGTCCATCCGGGAGCGCCGGTTGGTGCGGCCGGGCCTGCGGGCAGGGTCGACCATCGCCTCTTTGTTGCGCTGACGGATCGCAGCCAGGGTGATCGCATCGCGGGCGTGCTCGTCCACGGTGAGGGTGACGGACAGGTTGACCCAGTCACGGTCCACGGCAGCGATATACAGCAACGGGTCGCCGCCGCCGTACCCAAGAGGCTTGATGTTCTGATCGGGCGTGATCAGGAACCGCGAGCCCTCGCGGGGGTCCGTGAGGAGCGTGACCGTCCCAGTCAGACCGGGGTCCTTGTCGCGGGCCAGCTCGAGTTTCGCGGAGGCTGTCGCGTCAGCCTTGGTGACGCCGGGGCCGTAGTCGGTGTCCCGCTCGTAGCGCATCGTGGACGTGTAACTGGGATTCGGCCCCTTGATCGCGCCGGAGGCGGTATAGAGGTACGGCTCGGTCTCTGTCGCGATAGCCAGCGGGCGACGGTACGCGCCCGTCAGGTCCCCGCCACCAGAGCCGACAGCGAACGTGGCATCCCAGGTTTGCGGGCCCACAATGCCGTCCACGAGCAGGCCGTAGTCAGCCTGGATCTGCCCGCAAATGCTGGCATCGGACGCGTTGAACACGCCGTCGAGCGGGACGTTGCCGGTCAGGTTCAGGTCGTTGACCCTGCGCTGCCAGTCAGTGACACCATGACCGGTGAGCGTGCCCGCATCGGTGTCGCCAATGCTCATCACAGTGGCACCGCTGGCGTAGGGGTATGCCGGGGCGGTGTCGGCCATGAAGTTCGGGTAGCACCAGCCGGCCCAGGCGTAACCGTTCGGGGCGATGCCGCGACCGAACAGGGCGTTGGCTGTGGAGGTCATGTCGCGGCTGATGTTGATGTCCACGCCGCGAGCACCCACGGTCACCGTGTGGTGAACCGTCGTCGTGTCCTTGAGCTTGATGTCATACGTGCGAGCGGTGTTGGCGCGCTTGGCGACAGTCCACTGCGTTGTGGAGGTCCACGCGGTTGCGAGCAGGGACTGGACGTAGGCCATCTCGGAGTCGCCCGAGGACCCGCGGGCCATCGTGTTGATGCCCGTGTGGGGTGCGGCGATGGTTGGGTAACGGTGTGCCACGACGCCATTGAGGGCTTTGGCGATGACCGTGCCGATGTCGGTGGGGTCCATGATTGTCGGAACCCGATGGCCGAACGTGCTGGCCTGCCACGTGGTGCCGGACGCCCACCACGCGGTGCGAGACGAGCTGGCGTCGTTGCCACCGTCATCGGAGACCAGGTGCCCAGCCCACAGGCGTTTGATGGTGCCAGCGTTGAGCATGACGAGCTCGACCGTCGCGCCGGGGTGAAGCCAGGACAACGAGCCCGTGCCAGAGGTGTCCTGCGGGGTGATCTGCGGGAAGTCGATGCTGAACTTCACGTCACCGAAGGGGCCTTCCTGGCGGTCGGACCCGATCGTGGTGGGCGCACCGCGCAGGTAGGTGACATCCACGCCGCCGATGATGACGTGAGGGACGCCCACGGTTTCGACGGTGCGGGCGTAGGAGTCGTAGACAGCATCGCCGACCCGTACCCGGTGGTCGGTGCCGGGGGTCATTGCGGGCACGGTGATGGACTCGCGCATGATGGTGCGCTCGGTCAGCCCGACAGGTGGCAACGCCAGCGCGCCCACGGGCGGCAGGGACTCGGTGCCGGTGCCGATAATGGCGGGCGGGGTGTAGTCGAGGTCGCCTGTGTCGCTGGTGATTTCAAGGAAGGACTGCTGGGAGAGGTCCGCAGACCAGCCGGCCAAAGCTGGCGTCATATAGCCGGGGACAACGTTCCCGGGCCTGCTAAGTACGGTGCCGAGTTGGCCGGTGAACGCCACGAGTCAGCCCCTTACGTCGTTGTTGGAGTGGGCGGCCACATCATGAGGTTAGGGCTGCAGGTTCAGGGTGTCGCTTGACCCGCCGGGGTGCTCAGGTGCCTGTCCCAGAGCCGGGACTTATGGGCGGGGGTCAGTAGGCGTCAGTCCCAAGCCCGTACTCTCAGCACATGGCCAACAACCGGGGACGTCAGAGTGGAAACAGCGCGGCCAACGTCGGCCTCGCCGTAGGTGCGGTCATCGTCATCGCGATGGTTGGCTATGTCCTGACCAGGAGCACGGACACTGCAGCCGTTCCATCGGGATTGCCGACATCCGCCACAACGACGAGCAGCGCGCCAACGAAGGCGTCCATCGCCGCGCCGACGGTGCCCCTGTTGATCGAGGACGACTTCACGAAGGCGCCGGATGGGAAGCCCACGAAGGCGGCAACCGGCCAGACCTACAGCATCGTGGAAACCGGCCTGAACACCTCGGGCATGACCGTCAGCGGCGGGCTTCTGCGTCACGGCGCTCCAACGGCCCGCAACGGCGCCAGCTACCTTGAAGCGCGCCTACCCGGTGACGTGCAGCGGATCGGGGCCGACGCAGTGTTCTCGAAGAACTCCGCGTTCATCGCACTGGTCGTCTGGCAAACGTCGCTCGCCGAAGCTCGCAACAAGACCGCGCCAGGACCCATACCTCGCGCTGGCATCCACTTCGTGGCGGGCCCCCACGGCTGGCACCTCGGTATCTACACCGGCAAGGGTGAGGACATCCTGAAGACGGTGAACTTTCCGTCTGCACTGGTCGCCGATGGGCAGACTGCTCACACGTTCGAGGTGACCCGCAAAGGCGATGAGGCTTGGGTCACCGCCCCCGACGGGACGGTCACCGGCCCGATCACCGACCCGCGGATCTCTGACTGGGCCGGCCGATGGCCATGCTGGGAGCTGTACGAGTTCACGCCGGATATGAAGCCTGCCGCGTTCGCGAAGATCTGGGCAGGATAGACCGGGCTGCTTATGTCCCGAGGGCGGGGTCAGAAGATGTTGACGTTCATCGAGCGACCGATCTCCACGAACACCGCGCCCAAGTAGCGGAACCGGAACACGTCGCGGCGGTTCGCCCCAGTGGACAGAACCGGCGCGACCCCACCAGCCCACTTGATCGCGGCAGCAGCCCCGGCCAGAGTTCGGCTACCAGTGCCGTCCTGCATGAAGTGAATCTCGAACTCTTGCTGCCCACCCTTGGGGTTGGTGAACGTCAGTGCAGTGATGTTGCCGTTGAGCGTCAACTGGTGTATCTGCGCCAGGGACAGATCAAGAGTCACCGCACCGTTGGCCGTTAGCGCGCCAGGTGGAGCATTCGGGGAGTCCACTGCGGCCCGATATGGCGACGGCCCAGCGTCAGGGCCAAGTGGTCCGCTGTCGGCCCATATCGCCCCGAACGTCACTGGGACGTCGGTCACGCCGTCGTTCTCGAACAACTCCCAGATTCCGTAGTTCGCGGTCTCAGTATTGAAGTAGGCGCTGGTCACAATCGACCTGGAGCCGTCCGGCCAGCACAGCACAGCACGGCTGTTGTCGGTGTCGATCCAGAAGTCGAACGGTTGCGGGCCGGCCCCCCAGACGGTAGCGAACCTGCCGTGGGTGACGTAAGACGCCAGTGTTGTTGCTGCCCCCCCTGCCCACCGGGAGAGGGTCCATATGCCGTTGCCGTTGATAGTCAGGTGGAACCCCGCGTTTGGCAGGGTGCCGCTGGCCCACGGCGCGGACGGAATGACGAACGCGGCTACCCCGAGGGCGTTTAGAGGCCAGGAGATCATGGCCCCGATCCGACGTACTCGCGCCCCGAGGCTGGCTTGCAGGTATCCGGCCGAGACTGCCCCGGCGTAGGGGGTGTGCGCGATGACCCCGGCTGCGATCACCGGGAGTTCGGTGTGCCCAGGCGCGGTGAAGGTCGTGAACGGCTGCCCGGTGTCGGCGGTGCCGCCAATCGCGCCGTCTGCCTTCCCTGCCGGGTCGTATCGCAGGGACGCGCGATGCGGCACATAGGTGGAACTAAGGGTCCAGTTCGCGGGGGTGAATGTCGACCCGGACGTGTGCCCCGCGATCGCACTGACGACGTCGTTGCCAGGAGACACGACCTGCTGGCCGAGGGTGTACGCCATGGTCGGTGCCCAGCGAGGGACCATCGGAGCGACGGCGGCAGTAGCAGCCCCAGCGGCGTCGTAGTCGGTCGTGGCATGGGTGGCAGCCGTGCCGAGCCCGAGGTTCGTCCGGGCCGTGGTCGCGCTGGCTAGGTTGGAAAGGTTCGCGGCACTGTCGGTCGCCGCTTGGGCAGCGATCTTCGTGTCGACGTGGTTGCCCAACGCTGCCGCTGTGATGACGTGGGTCACTGGCACCGCAGCCGAGTGGGCCGCAGCCAGCGCCGCACACGTCCACGTCGTGCCCGACACGTTGGTGACCGTGACGATCTCCGTGTCGATGATGACCCGGAACTGTGACACGCCCGTCACCGCGGCAGGGAACCCCGACGACGACGCCACAGTGAACGACGTCGCACCAATCGCGGGAGACGACGACAGGGAAGTGACCGCGTTGTCGGCAAACAGTTCAGACGGCATGATGCTCCTTGTGTGCGGGGGTCATGGCGCCACAAACCTGATAACGCCTACGGGGATCACGGGTGCGGACCCGCCGGCGAGAATGTTGACGCCGGTCGACAGCCGGACAGCGCCAACAGGGACACCCGTCGCCTTCGTCGTGGTCGACCACAGGACGACCGCCAGCACGGTGCCCCAGTCCTCAGCAGGCGCAGCGAACGAGCTGGACACGATGGTCTGGATGGCACGATCCACGGCAGCGGCGAAGCCAGCCGCAGTCGTGGCCAACGACACCCGGTCATACGACGCCGCGACCACCTCAGTGACGCTGGCAGGGCTCACAACGTCGTCAGGAACCGTCAGGGACAAACCCACGCCGACCGTGCCACCAGAACGCCACAAGGCTTCGAGGGCGGCGTGGGCATGGACGTCAGGAAGGTGCATGCGGTTCCCCTCTGCTAGACGGTGGTGACGGCTGCTGTGGGCTGGACAGGGATCTTGGCGATGAACGTGGACTGCCCAGCCATCGCCTGATACTTGTCTAACGGAAAACTCGAATCAGCGCGTGTGGCACGCCACAGGGAACGACTGTTGCCGACGGTGACCTCGAGCAGCCACGCCCAGGCCTCGACCGCGTCGACCAGGGTTTGGCGGCGGGTGTTGATCTGCGCCTGGGTGGAGCCGTCGATCCGGCAGATGAAGCCGTGCATGCCACCTTCGAGGACCGCGGCGACCAGGTGCTCACCGTCGACGAACGGGGAGGTCGTGGTGATGCGCCGCCAGGTGCGGTCTGGGGTGGAGATCTCGATGAGGTAGTAGCCGTTGGCCTCGGTCAGGTCCAACACCAGAGCCCCGGCGGAGTCGAGGATCCGCACGGAGGCGTCAAGGTCTGGTGTGCTCATGTCACTGACTCCCAAGGTTGCGGGCACGAAGCTGCTCGTCGTAGGCCTGGCGGGCGTCCTGTTGGTCACGGAAGTGGGCGTGCTCGATGTGCAGCGGGAACTCCGACGTGCGGGTTTCGTGGACGGGGACCTTGACGACCTGCACCGCTCCCCCACCCCACGGCGAAGCCACCCGCGACCCCAGGGGCCCACCGTCGGCGTACCGGGGCAGGCGGCGCTTGTTGATCGCGTCCATGAAGTCGGTGCCGTAGAAGTCGTGCGCGGCCACGGACTGGATGTACTCGCGCGGGTTGGCCCGGATCGTCACGTTGTCGACCTTCGGACCCAAGAACATGCCCGGGACCACGCCACCATCAGCGCCGCCCCACTTGGGCTTCTTCGGTGCGAACGGCCCCAGCGGGTTAGGCACGAGCACGTTGTCCGCAGCCTTGCCCGGGTACCCCTCCAGGCCCTTACCGAAGGACGCCACCACGTTGACCCTCGCCGTCGCCACGGAACCGTCGATGCCCCCCAGCGCATACATGACCCCATCAATGACCGGGGTAGCGGCCGAGGCGTCCACCGTGACGCGGCCGTTGATCCCAGCCTCCAGCTGGTTCTTCAACGCCTGAGCCTTGCCCGCCGTCACATCGATGGCCTTCGCTCCGGGCTTCAAACCCGTATCGATGTCGATACCGAAGTCCGCAGCGACCCGTCGGACGTCAGCAGCTGACACGCCCAGCTTCTTCGCGAGCTCGTCGATCGTGAGCTTGCCCTTGGTTGCCAGGGTTGCCTGCTGGACCTGCATCGCGACAGGGAGGTCCTTCACGGCCTGGTCGGTGGCCGAGCCCACCGCGATCGCCGTCAGCCGGGCTTGGGCCACCACGATCAGGTTCAGGCGAGCGAGCTGGGTTTCGGAGTCGTTGACCATCTTGATCAACTTCCCGGAGTGATCCGAGAGGATCGTCTGCAGGATCGGCCCAGCCTGCTTCGGGCCCTGCTCGAGGAGCCGGGAGATGACGCTCACATCCAGGCCCTTGGCGGTGGCTGTGGTGATGTCCCTGGAGAACTGGCTGGCTTGGGCGATGGTCGCCTTGTACGTGGCTTTCAGACCGGTGGACGCGGCCGCGGCGTGCGCGTCACCGACACCCTTCTGCGCTTCGGCCACGCCACGCTGAGCCCGGGCCAAGGCCTGCGTATCGGACAGGGTCCGCTTCTTCTTCGCCGCAACCCGGGCCTCGACGTCAGCCAGGGACTGCTGGGACTTCTTCAGCTTCTCGTTGGACTTGGTGACCTTGTCCGCGCCCGCGGTGGGGTCGAACTGGCCCAACACGTCAGTGCCACCCTTGAACGCGCTCGAGGCCTTGTCCTGCGCGTCCTGCAACGCCTTGGCGTAGGCCTCCATAGCGTCAATGTCGGTGCCGATATGCCCAGCCATGGCCTTGGTCGACAGCCCGGTCTGCTTCTCGAGGTCGACGACGTAGGCGCGCAGCTTCAGCATCTCGTCGCCGGCGTCTTTGGGTGCCTTGGACAGGTCGACGTTCTGGGACTTGGCGAGCTTGATCAGGGCTGCGTCGGTCAGCCCGGTGGTGGCTCGTAGCCCTCCGAGGTTCGCTGCCGCGTTGCCGGCACGTTCCTTGAGCACTTCGAGGGACTTGGCGGCCGCGGCGCCGTCGTTGGCGACCTTCGCGAGCTCCTCGTTGTGGAACAGCAGGGAGAACCCGCCCTTGATCACACCCAGGGTCCCCTGGTACTGCTTGCCGAGCTCGTTCGCCGCCATCGCGGTCTTGGTCAGCTCGTCGACCCCGCCCTGCAGCTTCGCCGGATCCAGCACGTCCGTGGAGGAGCCCATGCCCTCGAACGTGGTCTTGGCCTTCTGGGCGGCGTCGTCCATCATCATGAACGCGCTGGCGGCCAGGAACAGCGCAGCGCCAATACCCAGCGTGGCGATGGTCTGCACGGACAGCATGGACGCGGCCAGGGCCCGCAGGGCCACCGTGCCACCCTCAGCGGCCGTCATCAGGCCCACCAGGCCCATAATGACCGGAGTCAGGATCATCTTGTTGAACATCACCTGCACCGCGGCCAGGCTGGGGAGCAGGGACGCGGCATACACGGCAGCCAACAGCAGAACAATGTCCTTGTGGTCGGCGGCGAACCCGGTCGCCGCAGCCAACGCTTGGGCGATCGCGGTCAGACCCGCGACCACAGCCCCACCAGCCAGCGCGGCCAAGGCACCCACAGCTGGTGCGGCGACCTGCGCGATGGCCTTGAGCATGGTGACCACGTCCACGCCGATAGCCCACAACGCGGCGAACAGGGGGGTCAGGGCGCGGACCCCGGCCTGCAGGTCGGGTGCTGCACCCTTGGCCAGGTCCATCATCGACTTCATCAGCGTGGTCAGCACCGGCAGCAGCTTCAGGCCGACCTCGATCGTGCCCGCCTTGATCGCGTTCACGACCAGCTGCCACTGCGCGGACGCGGACTTCATCTGCTCGGCCAACGCCACCGCGGTGGCCCCGGCACCGGCATGCGCGGCAGACCACCCGGCGATGACGCCGGTGTACAGCTTGCCCTGGTCTGAAGTCAGCGCCAGCGCGCCCTTGAGCGAGCGGATGTCGGTGAACAACGAGGACATGGTCGTGACGTTGCCGCCGGTGACCTTCTGCAGGTCGGCCATCACCCCGGACAGGCCCTTGCTCCCCAGTGCCGCAGCGCCGGACTCATACCCCAGGGACTTGAACACCGCGGTCAGGGCGTCGCCGGGGGTGATTAGCTGGGCCATCAGCTGGTTCAGGGCAGTGAACGCCTCAGCCGGTTTGATCCCGGCCTTGGTCATCGTGGCGATCGCCTGGCCGACGCCGTCGATGCTGATCCCGGCGGCCGAGGCGGTGCCGATGACGTCGCCGATGCCCTGCCCGAGCTGGTCGAACGTCAGCACGCCCAGGTTCACGGTCTGGAACAAGGTGTCCGAGACGTCCTTGGCGCTGGCCGCGGACAGGCCGTAAGCGTTCAACACCCCAGAGATGGCCTGGGCGGCCACCGCGGTCGTGCTGATGCCGGCGGAGGCGGCCTTGGCGGACGCGTCCAGGACCTGCAGGCCGGCCGCGCCCTGGAACCCGGAGGACGCGATGTCGTACAGGCCCGCAGCCAGCACAGTGGCTTCCTGCGGCAACGTCTTGGACAGGTCCAGCACACTCTGGCTGAGCCCACCCAGGGCGATCTCGCTCATCCCTGTGATGGAGTTGACGTTGCGCATCTGCGCCTCGAACTGCGCACTCAGCTGGATGCCGCCGGCGAACGCGGTGAGCAACTGACGCCCCAGCATGAAGGCCGCGGCCGAGGCCAACCCAAGCCCGGCTGCGACCCGCAACCCACCTACCGAGTAGTACTCAGACAGGCGCAGGGCGATCTTGGCATGCCGATCGGCCTGGTCGGCGGCCTTGCCCGTCGCGATCCCCACAGCCTGCATGCCAGAGGCGGTGGTCTTCGACGACGTGCGGGTCCGCTGCGCGGTCTTCTCGGCGGTCGCCCCGAGCTTGGCGGTGGCGGCCTCGGTGGCCCCCATGGACTTGGTTGCGCCGCGCTGCCCGGTCTCGACCTCTTTGGCGAACGAGCGGATCGACGCCTTGGCTTCGGCTAGGCGCTTGTCCAGGGATGCGTTGGATCCGGTGATCTTGACGCCGATAACGCGCACACCCATGTCAGGCCTCCTGCTCGGGGATTACGGCCTGGAGGTGGTGGTGGTACCGGTGGGCTTGGTCGGGCGGGATGGTCGCCTCGACCTGGGCTTTGAGCTCGCACTGCACACACCCGCGGGAGACGACGGTGAACGCCCCGGCCACACCCATCAGGTGGGCGGGCACACCACAGCCGGGGCACCGGTCAGCGGCGCGCACCTCATGGGCCAGGGCGAGGTCCTGATCCCGCTCCGACCACGACAAGAACGCCGAGTGGGGCAGGCCATGGTCGGCGCAGTACCCGACCTCAGCGGCCAGGCGCGGGTCACGGTCGAGGCGCCGGCGGGCCCATTCGATGCTGGAGATGTTCAGGGCCACACACCGACCGAAGAGGTCCTCAGCGGCGTCGGTGGGCCACTCGTCCCACCAGTCGGTGGCGGTGCCCACGTCGACCCCGTCGTAGGTGCCCTGGGAGTAGGTGCCCTGAACGTCGCCGGCACACTCCTGCGACCACGACGTGACCGACGCCGCGATCAAGGCCGGGGCGAACGTGTCCTCAAGCCACAGGTCCCGGTCCTTGACCGGCGGGTGCGCCTCTACGAGCTCGTCAAAGGGCGCGCGGCCCATCGCGGCGAGACGGACCGTGACGGTCCCGTCGTCGCCGTGGTAGGTCGCCTCGTCCCTGCGCACTCCGGTCAGGCCCGGCGCCGCTTCGGGTCGGCCACGGGCGCCTGGGCTTGGGCGAGCTGGGCATGCACGACCAGGGCGTTGATCTCGACTTCGTTCCACGCGTCGCCCTCGAAGATGTCCTCGATGTCGTCGTCGGTCAGGACCGGGTCAACACAGGACGCCTGCACGAGGGCGGGGGGGAAGGTGTCCATGTTGTATGGCGCCTTCGAGCCTTCGCTCTGCGCGGACACGGCCTCGTGGTCCTCGTCGCGGGCCGGGTGCGCCAGCAACAGGTCACGGAAAGGCGTGCGACCCAGGCTGCGGAACGTGAACCACAACGTGGCGGCGTCCATCGCGTCCAGGGCTTCGGTCGCGGCCCGCTCCAACGGTTCGAGCTCGGGGCGCTCCGAGGCGTCGACCTTGGCGCGGATGGCCTCAGGGTCGATCACGTCGACGGCTTCAGCGGTGGACCTGCACTCGGCCAGTCGGCGGGGGCGGGATGCGTCCAGGCGCTCCCGTGCGGCGGTCAGGTCACGCTCGGCGGCGTCGACTGCTGCGACCGTGGTGTCGTCCAGGTAGATGCCGACGGTGACGCGGCGGGGCAGCTTCCCGAGCCGGTCCTGTGGGGACTTCGGCTGGATCTTGGTCTTGGGTGCGGTCATGCGCGGGGCTCCTTGGTATGGGCGGGAGGGGTGCTACTTGCCGTACTTGGCACGCCAGGCTGGTGAGCCGAACTTCAGGCCGGCAGCCTTCTTGGGCTGGTTGGCCTTGAGGCGCATGTCTTTGGGGGTTCCCTTGCTGGGTTTTCCTTTGCCTGCCATGGCGATCTCCTTGAGTGGTGGGTTGCCGGTCAGGGACGGGCAGTGGTGGTGCTTCCCGGCCCCACCCCAGCGGCGTCAGGCCACGGGCTGCGTGTGCCCGCACGCGGTGCCTGCGGCGCTCCCCGCGCCCCTGCTGGCGTCCCGATGACCGACGGACGAGCGACTGCAGGGGTGCGGGTTGACGCGCACTGAACGGAGTGGGGCCGGGAGTTGGTGGGTTATACGGTGACGACGGCGTTCTTCTCCTGCGCCCCGGTGATCGCCAGCTCGCAGATGTAGCGGCCCGGCTCGGTACCCAGGGAGAAGTCCCGGTTCTTGGAACCGATGCGCACCGGCCAGACCTCGACCTTGGTCGTGGCCACGAAGGTCTGGCCGGTCGAGTTGATGACGATGAACCCGGTGGCCTGCTCCGGCAGGGCCGTGTAGATGGTCTTGCGGGCCAGGTCGTCACCGGTCGCGCCGGTGCCGTCGTCCTCGATCAGCGTCAGCTTGGCGTCGCCGAACTGTTGCGGGCCGTCGATCTGGACCTCCTGCTTGTACTTCAGGAGGGGCTGGTTGATCCGGTTGAGCTTGGTTTCGAAGCCCTCAAACGCCGCGAGTGCGGGGCCGAGGTCCGTGCCGGCGGTGATCTCCGCAGCGGTGGGTGCGGTGATGTCGACGATGGTGGGGACGAAGCGGACGCCGGTGGTGCCGCGGCGGAAGAACATGCCCATGTCAGGCTCCGATCTTGGAGTCGGTCACGGGTGCCTGGGCGGGCTTGGTCTTCGGTGCCTCGACGGCAGGCTCGACGGCAGGCTCGACGACTGCGGGCTTGTCCTCGACGAGGACCCAGCCCTTGCCGGACCAGACCTGCTCGAAGGCTTCGATGGTGGTGACGGCACGCTCTTCGCCGTCCAGCTCTGGGTGCGTCATGACGACGGTGCTCATGCGGTGTACTCCCGTGGGTGGGCCAGTCTCAGCCACGGCCCCGATGGGTGCGCCGTCGTCCGCGTGGTTCTGGTGGGAGGGCGCGGTCCGCTCCCAATGCCTCACGCTAGAGGCCGGTCGTGGCGCGTGGGGTGTGACACGCCACGACTACCGGACGGGTCAGGCGTCCGCTGCTTCGTAGGTCGCCTCGAAGATGTCCGGCTTGCAGGGGTAAAACTCGCCTTGCACTCCCCGGATGACGTAGTCGAAGAGGTTGACCCAATGGCCGCCCTCCAGCGTGGCGATGATCATGCGGCCGTCCCGCGGATCAATAGTCACACCGGACTCGGGCCACGGCTTACGGCCCTCGATCACGTCGAGTGGCTCGAACGACCCGAGCGTGTTCTTCTCAATCCACTGGTAGATCGCGTGGGTTGCGCTGGTTACAGATGCGCCGGTCGGGTGGGGTCCGGCGCCGCCCCCGCAGAACTGCCGAGCCTCGATGACGACGGGCTTCTTGCGGAACATGGGCATCAGGCGCGCTCAGGGGTGAAGGTCAGAGTGAACGGCTGCCCGACTTCGAAGTGCTCAGCGACGGAGTCGAGTACGACCATTGTGAGGTTCAGAATGGGGGTCCACTTGGCCCATTCCTTGTTGCGGTCATCCGAGTAGTCGGCACCGAAGTTGAGATTGGTCTGTCCATCGGTGTTCTGGGTCTTGCTGGTGACCTTGATCTTGGCGGTGATGCTCATGGTGGGTTGCTCCTTCTATGGGCGTTGGTAGGTGATCTCGAACGTCTCGAACTGCTGCCACAGGCCACCGACGAGATCAGGGAACCCGTCGTAGTTGGCCTCACGGGTCATGACCTTCGCCGCGGTCAGGGTCATGGGGGTGACGTACCCGGTGCGGGTGCGGGCGGCGACCCGGGCGCGGATCAGGTCGAACAAGGTGCGGGTCTCAGTCTCGGTGGCGCACACGGCGCGGATGCCCAGCTGCAGGTGCAGGATGTCGTGGAACCCCGACTGTTCCGCGGCCGCGACAGGGGTGGACCCGGGCAGCATCGAGATGATGACGAACGGCACGAGCGTCTCCGGAGGCGGGACCTCCTGGTGCATGGTCAACGGTTTGCCGCCCATCGAAGCCGGCAGGACCGCGCCCAGCCACGTCTTGAGCGCGGCGACAACAGGGCTGGGTTGCCAGATCGGGTCAACCATCAGTGGCACTTCCTCTCACACGGCCAAGGACGCCCTCAACGGCGGTGACGGCCGCGGCCTGGAACAACGGTTCGATGGTGTCCCCAGCGGGTTTCCAGTGCGGGAACGCCGACTGCTTGTACACGCGACCAATGGAGTCGACCCCGACAAATCCGTACTCGAGGCGGTTGCCCTGCAACGAGTTGGTGTAGACGTCGCCCTCCACTGAGCGTTCCCCGTCCAACGTGCCTGAGCTGAACGACAGGCTGATGGAGCGGCGGTAGTCACCGGTGGCGACGTTCGGGCCCGGACCGGTGCCCTCAATGTGCGGGCGGCCGGGCTTGTGGAACCCGGTGGACACGTTGACCCGGACCTCGTTCTGCAAGCGCATGCCGTACTCGCGGATCGTGTCCTCCATGGCCTGCCCGACCTGGTGGCCGACGTCTTCGAGGTCGATCAGGGTCCCGGTGAAGGACACCTCAACGGCCAGTTCGTTGCTCATCGGCTTCCCTCCCGTCCAGGGAGTGGTGCACGAGCAGGAAGTTGCCGTTGATCTCTTCGACGCGGGGCCCGCACACGCAGGCGTCATCAGGGTGCTCGATCAGGTCGCCAAGAGGTCGCACGTGCAGTTCCATCAGTCAGCCAGCAGGTACGCGGTCAGTGCGGGGTTGTCGCGCAACACGAGGACGATGGGCGATTCAAACATTGAGACGACGGCTTCCTCGCGGTCGTCCTTCTTCTTGCCCAAGTCGCGCCAGTCGGGGCTGCCCATGACGGCCGTGCACAGGGCGTGCATGACCTCGTGCCAGAGCGTCACGCGTTGAACGTCGGGCGTGGCTTCGGGGTTGACGTAGATCGTGGCTTCGAGATTCAGGGTGTGGCCGTAGTCGCCTTTGGTCTGGACCTTGTGTTCGACTCGCACCCAGTCGTCAGGGTCGATGGTCACCCGGTAGGTGACTGGGCCGACGCGGACCGTGGCTGGCATATTTTCTGGCATATTTTCATGCCGTTTCTTCGCCATCAGACCTGCCCTTCACCACGCCGCGGAGCCGGGCGCTGAACTCGCGCTCCAGGCTGTTGATGATCCGGGCCGCCTCGACCAGCCGCTGCTCGGCGGGCAGGTCGTTCCACTGCCGGATGAACTGCGCCGGCGTCGGCCAGCAGTCAGGAGCCTGGACGTCGTCGGGTGCGCACTCACCAACCCGAAGGCGGGCAACCTCAGCCACAGCCCTGTCGCGCATATCCTCTAGCGCCAAACACGTGGTAATCGCCTGCTTGCGACTCATCTGGTCGAAGCGCACGGCCGGGTAGGTGGTGACGCTCATACCTGCCCGGTTTCGGGGTAGGCCACGACGGTCAGGTCACGGATCGCGCCCGCGCTGCTGTCGGGGATGGCTTTGACGATGAACTGGCGGGCCACAGCAAGCCGGGGGTCGCGGCAGGTCAGCACAGTCCACACGTCGCCGATCAGGACGTTGGTGACCGCGACAGGGAGCAGGAGACGCCAGTTGGTGTCGGAGCGCACCGTGCCCGGGTAGGGCTGCCCGTTCGACCCACCGGCTTGGGGGACGAGCAAGGCCACCTCGTCCGCGTAAGTCACCTCGGCGAGCACAATGACCTCTTCGAGGGTGTCAGGGTCCACAGTGACCAGGTCCTTGCCCCTTTGGCCCTTGACCGTGGTCCCGGACGTGGTCATGGCCTGCTCGGCCAGGGACTGGGCCCGGGCGAAGACCGACGTCAGGTCGAGGTTCATCGTCGTGCCTTTCGCTTCCGGGCGTACCAGGCGATGGGTCGCACCGTGTCGCCAGGTTCGGGGTGATCCTCGGGCACAACGACGCACCGGAGCATCTGGCGGATCCCAGCGTTCGGGCCGCGCAGGACGGTGCGCACGGCCGTGATGAGGTACGTGCGGCCAGTGGACACGCTCCGCAGGTACTCCCCTTGGAGGACTCGGGCGGACGAGTCGTAGAACAGACCTACCTCAGCTCCGAGCGGGGCACTCACTCCGGGGCCTGCCCGGTCTCGATGGCCTGGGCCATCTCAATGAGGACCTCGAGCGCGGCATAGATCGGGTTGCGGTTAAACCCGCGCTTCAAGGCAGCCTGGGTCAGAGTGTCAGGGTTGACCGACTGGAGGAACTCCACGGCGTGCGCACCCTGAACGATGGTGACCTCAGCGGGCCCGTCATAGGTCACGCCGCCCATCAACTCGACGTAGACCTTGGTCGAGCGTCGCCGATCGCCAGCCTGGATCGTGACACCACCGTAGGCAACGCGGTTGCTCAGGTCGTGGCCATCGACAGTGATGGTGCCTGCGCCGAGTTGGTCGATCTCGACATGGACGGGGTGCAGCACTGGAGCGGGGTCGTTGTGCTCGGTCTCGATGAGCGTTTCGTTTGTGGGCATGCCTGCCATCATGCCAGTGTGGTCCGTGGTTTGCGACACTCCACGCCTAAGCGGAACGCCTTGCTTGCAGGGCTGCGAGGCGCTTTGCTGCTGGCCCACGAGCCACCGACGCGACCGGCGCCAACGTCCCATTACCCCGACGGTCGACAACCTTGCGGAACCCCACGTCGGAGCCGTTGGCCGCGTCGACCAGCTGCTGCGCGGTGAACTGCGGGCCCATCGGCTTCGCCCCGATCAACGACTTGACGTCCGGGCGGGGGATCGTCACGCGTCGACAGTTGGGATGTGAGATGGGGACCGAGCGCGCCTCAGCGATGGGCAGGATCAGACCGTTGGCCTGGGTCGTGTCGTCGTGAGAAAGCCACCCACAGTTGGGCCCGTCCATGACCTCCATGAACTTCACCTGGTGGGACTCGGCCTGGTTGAACCCGCCCACCTGGTACGCCTCGGCTGTCTTGGTGCGCACCACCATGTCGGCGTAGGAGGCCAGGCCGTGGCGTGAGCCGTCCTTGTAGACGATCGCAGCCACCGACTGCTCCCGCAGGGCCTTGGCCAGGTCCCGGCCCGCCTGGGTGGCTGGGGTGCCCGTGTAGAGCCGGTCCGAGACGTGGTCCCGGGCCAGGGTGCGGATCAGGTCCTTGGTGGTTTGCCGCATGTGGGTGGTCGCGTGCAGCAGGTCCGCGTGGGTGTCGGTCGCAAGGTGGGTGATGGCGTCCAGGTCGACCCCGGTCGACGCGACAGCACCACCGACGGTCAGCGCGGTGGCGTGGGCGCCCAACAGGTACGCGTCGCGGACCCCGGACAGGACGTGCCGGGCGGCGATCTCATCGGCAGCGTCCGCCAAGGCTGCGATGTGGTTCTGGAGCTCCAGGAGGCGACGCCTACGGGCCGCAGCACCCATGGTCGGCCAGTCGGCCTCCAGCTGCTCGACCTGGGCGGAGATGCGGGCCCACACGGCTTCCAGGTCCCGACGCAGAATGATGGTCAGGGCTTCGATCGCGTCGGCGATCGCCGACGGGTTGTCAGCCACGGGCGGTGACCCGACGCAGGTGCGTCGAGAACGCCGAGCCCCCGGTCACCTCAGCGGTCTCAGCCTGCTCGAGGCGGAGGATCTGCGCGTCGAGCGCGACCAGGTCCGTCTTGGAGCTCGACACGGACAGGACCCCGGTCAGGGTGAACGATGATGCTTCGGACCCGCCGGCACCAGATGCACGCCGGCGCTTCAGCACCCGGAGTGCGACCAGGCGCCACCTGTCGGCCAACGCGGCCGCGTACAGGCCCAGGGTGACATCCGTGGGTGGGGTGGAGTCGCCGATCTCGTCACGGATCAGGTCAAGGTCGGTCGAGGTCAGCGCCATTATTCGTATCCTCCGGTGCGAGCGGAACTTGCTGATATGTGGTGACGGCCCCGCGCCCACGACTCGTGGTCAGTGGGTGCGGGGCCGCGTCAAACAGCGAGCAGTGGTCAGGCTTTCGCCGGACCGCGCGTCCGCTTGGGGCGTGGACCGCGCACCCGCTTCGGGCGTGCCGGCTTGGGCGCTGGAGCACCCGCACCGTCGTCCGCTGGCTCCGGCCCAACCACGGGCTCGGGGCCCTCTGAGGGGTCGGGGTCGCCGGATTCGTCGGCGGCACCGCCCTCAGTGGTGAAGTCGTCTTCCCAGACGAGAAGCTCCTCAGCCTCGTCGGGCTCGGTGTCGGCGAGCAGGTGCGCACCCACCTCGAAACCCTCCGGAACCTCGTCGCCAGCGAAGAGGACGACCGGACCGTCCGGCCCACCCACGTGCAGGTAGACCGAACCGTCCAGGTCCTCGCGGATCCGAGCCATGATCAGGCGACCGTCGCCGAGAAGAGGCCGTTGATGTCGGCTGCGACCGGCATGAACGTCGCGTTGGTCTTCGTCCAGCCCGTGACCGGGTCCGGGCTCTTCCACGCACTGGCGACAAGGCCCGGTGCGTCGTGGAGCACGAAGTCCACAGCCGCCGTGGTGGCGAAGTCCAGGGCCTCAGCGGTCAGGCCCCACTGGGACTCGCCGACACCGTCGGTGACCAGGATGAACCGGTTCACCGGGATGACGCGGGCGTTGGCGCCGTTGACGTACAGCTGGTGGTCGTACTCGTGGATCAGCGGCAGGCCGTTGTCGGAGCGGACCTGGGCCAGCTGGGACCGGTTCAGGTTCGGCTGCGCGCCAGCGTTGCCGCCCCAGTACGCGGCGCGGTACTCCGCGTTGCGCAGCAGGTAGCCGACGACCGTCGAGGACGTGATCGCCGCGACCGGTGCCTTGCCCGAGTCGTTCTTGACTACCAGCACCCACGCCTGCTCATCGCTGAGCGGCGTCGAGGTCGCGACAACACTCCACAGGACCGCGGCGGTCACCACGTGCGTCCCAGGCAGACCGAAGTCAGCCTCGATGGTCAGACCGTTCTCGGCGACCAGGGAGAACTTGCCGTCGGTGAGGAAGTCACCACGGGCCAGCTCGGCACGGTTCCGGACGGCGCGGACACTGTTCTCCACGTCGTCGTAGACGGTGGCGACCATGTCGTCCAGGGCGGTGCCACCGTTGCGGGCGGCCTCAAGGGACAGGCGCTCCCACTCGGTGAGCATCAGTTTCTGGCCCACAGGGGGCAGGAGCACCTCGGTGACGGCGATGCTGAGCGGACGGGACCCGATCGGGGTCTCAGCGTTGTACGCCCGGTACTGGGCGACGACGTTGGTCCGGGTCTTGCGTGCGACCCTGGACTTGATGCCGTTGATGATCCGGTCGGGAAGGAACCGGTTGAGGCTGTCGGGGAACTCGTCGGGGACCGTCCGTGCGAACACGGTGAGGTTGGCCGGCGAGACAATGTCCCAAAGCTGCATGGCTGTTTCTCCTTATCTGCCGGGTCAGACGAACCGGATGGTGGGGTTGTCGACCTTGGCCGAGGCGTCGACCGCGAAGGGCAGACGAGACTCGTCAACCTTGCCGTGGGTCAGGATGGCTGCGCCGACGGACTTGGTCGCGCTGATGGCGACGTTGCCGACAGTGAAGCCGACGAAGACGGTGCGCCCGTCAACTGCGGCGTTGTCGAACAGGCCGTACTTGCCGGTCGCGGTGACCTTGGCCACGGCGGTGCCGGACGGCAGGACACCGGTCGGGAAGTGCGTGGCGGGAACGAAGCCGACCGCGCCGTCAAGGGTGACGGTCTCGGTGGCGTCCGTACCGTGGGCCGATGCGATCCAGGAGTTGTCCTCCGGGGTGTAGCTGGTGGTGACGGGGCTGATGTCCACGTCTTGCTCCTCACGTGCGAAAGGGAACTGGTTGTGCTCGCACGTGCGGGCTCAGGTGCCGCCGTCGTCCACCGTTGCGGGCGGTGGTGCCCGTTCCCCGTATTACGGCTGCGGGGTGGCCGTGGTGCGTGCGTGGGGTCTAGGCGACCTTGGCGGGTGGGAAGCGTTTGAGGGCTTCCGCTGCGCCTTTGGCACCGAACGTGGTGCCCGCGGGGCGGGTCTGGAGGGGTCCCGTACCTGGGACGGTGTCGGCCTTGGGGACGACTGGTGCGAAGAATGTCGGGGCGGCAACCTTCACGGCCTCGATCGCCGCGGTGATCGCCGCGTCGTCGGCGTCAGCTGGCACGTCGACCAGGCGGGCCGCAAGAGCCAGCTGCGGGTTGTCCTTGCCGTCGACCTGCGGGGCGATACCGGCGATCAGCAGCGCCCGGGTGACCTTGGACGCCAGGATCGTGGCCGCGGCGGTCACGCCCAGCGCGTCGGAGGCGGTCTTGGCTGCGGCCGCGAGGTCGGTGGCCTTCTGGGCCTCAGTCTTGGCTGCCTCTTGGGCGGCGGTGGCGGTGGCGATCAGGGCCTTGGCCTCAGCGACAGTCATGCCGAGCTCGGCGGCAACCTCAGCAGCCCCGGCCCTCTTGCCCTTGGCGGACTCTGCGGTGGCGATGCGAGTCAGGTCGTCCTGGGTGAACTTCTTGTCGGCGGCGGCGGCCTGTGCAGCAGCAGCAGCAGCAGCTTGGGCGGCCGCGTCGCCGCCTCCACCACCAGCGCCGCCGTCATCTTCGGGCGCGTTGCAGAGCATGCCAAAGGCCAGCCCGGCATACGGGTGGTACTTGCCGCGGTTCCGCTTCATGCCCTTGAGCACGTTGCCTCCAAGATCGTTGTCGGTCTGCCCTTGCACGCCGGTGCGCATGCGGGGCTGTTCATTGGCTCACGCTAGAGGGTGCGTGTGTCGCGTGGGATGTGACACGCCACGACGCGCCGATCACGCGGCCGGTGGGACGACCACAGGAGGCACCACAGGAGGCACCACAGGAGGTGGCGGCAGGATGTGACCGCCGGCCAACGCCTCAGCCGCGATCGCGTCGACCTCAGCGGTCGCGTCCTCGATCGGCAGACCGGCGCGCATCAGCATCCGCACCGCGGTGGGGGTGGAGATGGCCCGGATCGGCAGCAGGCCCGTCACGGCGGCGATCGCCGCAGGTAGGTCTGCCGGCAGTGCCGCACCCAGGTCGATGGACAGCACCGGTGTGAGCCCGGCCGGGATCTGGGTGGAGTCGTTGACCTGGGTCAGGCGCAGGGCGAACTTCAGGATCAGCGGGTACTTCACCCCGCGGACGTTCCGCAGCTCGCGGACCAAAGCCGAGGTGGGTGCGAAGCCGAGCTCGAGGGCGTAACCGGAGGGTGCGGCGGCCACGTCGACCCGGCCGAGCAGGACCAGGGCCAGGCGGGTGTTCTGGGCCAACGTCTCCATCAGGTGGGTGGAGTACTTCAGCTGCGCATCCAGGGACTTGCTGGTGTCGACCTGGTCAGCGGAGGCACCCACGGGCAGGTTCCACTGCGCGCCCGGCCCACCATCGAGGACCGGGGAACCGGCACCCTTGACCACCGTCGCCGTGGGGGCACTGAGCTCGGAGGAGATGGACAGGTCCGTGTCGGCACCCATCAGGTCGTCCAGGATCATCGCGACCCGCATCAGCGTGGACCGCCCGAAGTGCCGCCCGCCGGGTTCGTCGTTGGGCACGTGCACGACGGGCATGAAGTCGACCTGCAGGTCCGTGGCCGCCTTGACGACGGTGACGGCGGCCGCATCGGCCGGCAGGTTGTAGATCGTCCACCCCTGCTGGAGGCGGTCGGTGGGGATCTCGATGACCTCCATGACACACGTCCACTCGCGGGTCCCACCCCACGGCGCGGACACCGGGTGGTTGAGCTTGACCATGCGCCAGGTGGTGCGGCGCAGGATGGACCGGCCGTCGGGCTGCTCGGTCTCCCACGCCAGGTGCACGACGGGCGGGAAGTCGTCGTCATCCCAGTCGGCGTACTCCGCGGTGTCAGCTGCGAGGAGGTCAGGAAAATAGAAGCCGGGATCGTAAACCTTCAGCCGGGGGCGGCCTGCACCTGCTGACCATCCCAGGACGTACACGCCGTCACCGTCGGTGATCGTCGACTCTTCACCGGTGAGGAGCTTGCCGACGAGGCGTTCCTTGGCGGCCCAGGCCTCGAGCCAGTCCCGCACCTCGACGGTCGCTGGGTTCTCGACGTCGCCCTCCTGTGTCGGGTCGGTGACCACGATGGTCTGGTCCTCACCCAACACCAGGGCCCGGGTCGCGTCACAGATCAGCCCGGCGTGGCCGTACTCGCGCATCTTCGCCGCCTCAGACGGGTCCGAGGTCGATGGGAGCCGGCCGAGCGCGTCGAGTTCCAAACCTGCTGGGGTGCCCCACATCGCGGCGGACATGTAGTACCGGCGCACGTTGTCCACGTAGGCGGACAGGATCCGGTAGGCGGTCAGCCGGCGGGCGTCGACGTCGTCAACCCACTGAGCGACGTACAGCGGGCGGCCGATGCCGTCGTGGCCGTCACCGAGGTCGGCGATGTGCGAGAGCGGGGACCAGTGGTCGTGTAGGAACGTGCGCAAGAGGGCCTCCGTCGTCGTTGTGCCGTGTGGCACGCCACAAGGGACACCGTAGCGGGCTACTCAGCGCAGAGGATTCGGGCACGCGGTAGGAGATAACCCAGCCTTGATGCCGCGAGGGCTTCAGCGGACTGGGTGTTCACGTGGCAGGAGTGGGATTCGAACCCACGACCTCCGGCTTATGGGGCCGGCGAGCTGACCGAACTGCTCTACCCTGCTGGTCACCAACGTAACCAGCAGTCCCGATAGTGGCGCCCGGACACGCCTAGCGTCGACCAGCTGCCCGACGACGCGTCGCAGCCTGCTGGCGGGCCGCACCGACCCCAGCATCAGCATGCTTGGGCAAGAACAGGGCGGTGAGCACGTGAACAGCAGCGTCGATGCGGTCTGGACTGTCACCCACCCCGGTCCATGCCGTCATCTGACCCTCGAGCGCAGCCAGGCGAGTAGTGCCGTCAGCTGCGTGACGCACCCGGCCCACCTCGTACAGTGCAGCCACAGATTCGGCGCGGATCCGCTTCGACCGCGACGCGTGCACCCGAGTGACCGGTGGGGCGATGATCGGCCGCCACGACGGGTGCAGACGCAGGTAGGACGCCACTGCGGTGGGCCACGACGTCTGTAGGACGGTCAGGACCATCTCTCCACCCTGGTTGTCCTCGATGACGACCCCAGTCGCGTTCCAGTCGAACACCGCGTGCCAGACGGCGACACCCCACTCGGTCGGCGTGCCTCGTAGGGTGCGGTCGTCGACAATCCAGCCGGTGCCTTCGGTGTCCATCGCGCCGACGACGATCCCGGTCTCGTCTGACGTCGCCTTGGACGTGACTGCGGGGTCGACACCGACCAGCACGGAACTCCACTTGTGCATGCTGTCGCCGGTGCGGCCGCGGAATGCGCTGATCCACGACTCCTGCCACACAGTGCCCTCAGCGGGGGTGGGTCGTTGCTGGTAGAGCGCAGCCCACGTCCGGGCTGGCAGTGCGGCTTTGATCTTCTCCCACTGCGTGACAGTGCGCCGGCGCGCGGAGGCCATGAACTCACCCAGCTGGCGTCCGAGCGGGTCATCTGCGGGGTCCAGGGCTTCAGCCTGGGCGGGGATGCTGATGAGCTTCCACCGGGCTGCGTCCTCCTGCTGCAGGAGCCACCCGGCCAGGTCGTCCGGGTGCCAGCGCGTCTGGATCAGCACCACCGGGGCGCCGGGGGCGAGACGGGTGGATCCGGTGTCGGTCCACCAGTCGATGACGTTGCCGCGGATCGTGGGGGAGTCCGCGTCGGCCCGGTCCTTGATCGGGTCGTCGATGATCAGCAGATCCACGGGCCGGCCGGTCAGTGCGCCACCGATACCGGCGGTGTACACCCCGCCTTCGTGGCCGTCGAGCTGCCACTCGTGCTGGGCGGCGAGGTCGTCGCGGATCCGCAGACCGAGGGCTTTGCCGTGCTGGGTGATGGTGTCCCGGACGGCGCGGCCCCAACGCCGGGCGATGTTGGACTCGTAGGAGATGATCGCGATGCGGGTGTCTGGGTTGCGGTGCAGCAGCCACAGCGGGAACCACTTCGAGCAGCGAAAACTTTTGCCCTCCTGGGGAGCGACGCAGATGATCAGCCGCGCATCAGGGGTGGTGGCGGCTTCGACGAGTGCGGCGTCGATCAGGTCCAAGGCGGGGGTTTGGATGGTGCGGGGGTCGAGCTTGACGGCGAGGTCTCCGGGGGTTGCGTAGGCGGCGCGCCAGTTCGGGTCGAACATGCGCGCTGCTTGCTCGAGGAACCCGGTGGTCAGGGCTACTCCAGCCGGGACGGTGCGATGAGGGTGGTCACGAGGAGAAGGCGATCGCGAATGCGTATCCGAGGAGGAAGAGGATCAGTATCCAACAGCCGATGAACAGTAGAGATCTCATGGCTTCCACTCCTCGCCACGTGCCCGGCGAGCCAGCGACTCTCGGACCGCGACCCAGTCAACAGGGAAGGGGGTCGACCGGTAGTAGAGCTCCCACGCCTTGATGACCTCCTGAACCTGCCCCTCTGTCAGGCCCATGGCTTGGCCGTGGCGGTGGGTTTGGCCGATTTGCATACGGATGCGGCGGCTCTCGTGCGTCTCGAACATCTCCGCTACTGACATGCCACCACTTAGGAGTGTGAGGTTCTTCCTGATGAGCTCGGAGGCCTGCGCGATAGACAAGCCAGTGATCTTCATGCCGCTCATGCTGCACCACCAGCGATCGCACGGAGGTGTCTCGGGACGATGTCGCCGACCCGGGCGGTCTGCTCCGGGGTCAGGTTCAGATCATCCAGGATCCGCCTGATCGCCTCAGCGACCAGGGCGCCCTGTTGCTCGGCGAGCTGGACGCGGCGTTCTTCGATGCCGGCGCGGATCGCCTCGGAGCAGACTTTGATGAGGCGGTCGCGTTCGCGGGAGTACAGCTCGTACCAGGCGTTGGGTCCGGCGCGGTCGACGGTGGTTTTGCCCCAGTCGTCGCCGCCGGTCTTGGACTTGAACTCGACTTGGCCCCAGATGAGGGCGTGGCCGCCGGGTCGTTCGATGGTGACCGGCTCACCGTCCTCATCTCCGGTGATGACTGTGTCCTGGGAGGCGCGGTCTTCGAGCTCCTGGACCTTGGACCTGAGCCATTGGACGTGGACATACGTCCAGGTGACCTCTTCGAGGAGCGCTTCGGTGGGGGAGATGTTCAGGCCGTCGAAGCGGACCCCGAGGGTCTTGCAGGCGCGGATCTTCGCGGCGTCGGCCTCTTGCTGGGCGATGACCTTGGCGGCTTTCCTCTTGGCGTCGGTCGCTCGTCCACCATGGGTTGCGCACACTTTCTGGCCGCGCATCGCGGGTCGACCGCAGGGCAGGGCGCGGTTGTTGTGCGCGACGCATTTGGGGTGGATGAGGTCGCACTTGGTGCAGGTGCCGTCGGGGCGGAGTTTCGCGCGGGGTTTGGAGGGCATCAGCGGGCCTTCGTGGTGGCGTGTTCGCGGTTGAAATGCGTGTAGAAAGCGGCCTGTCCGCCTCGCTCGTGGACGTTGGGCACGCACACCATGCAGGTCCACCAGCCCAGCGGCAGCACGCCCCGGTACGCGTCTTGCGGGGTGCTCGTGGACGGGCTCATGTGGTGGCTCTGCGGTGGTGTGGTCCGGCTTGGTTGATTGAGCACGGGCATCGGGCGGGGACATCATGCTCGTTACACCACGCTTCGCCGGTGCAGTTCTGATGCTTGCCTTGCTCGCAGTCAGGGCAGTCGCGGATGCTCGACAGGTGCTTGGCTGCCCGGACGATGACGGCCAGGGCGTCGATCTCTTCGGGGCCCATCGCACAACCGCCGTGGACGCGGATGATCTCGCCGTCGACCTCGACGGGTCGGCACGTGTCGGCGCTCATTAGTCGTCGCCCCGTTCGAGGAGCGCGTCATCGCGGCGGTCTTGTTCGCAACCCAGGTTGGCGCACCCTTGCTGGTGGCATGCCTCGTGGGCGGGGCCGTCTCCGCAGTCGGCGACAGCGTCGTGTTCGGTGCAGACCACGCCGTCGCAGAGGTGGCAGACCAACCGGCCATCGCACTCGTAGGCGAGGTCGGTGTCGGTCTGCTCGTAGAAACCGAGGCAGGAGGTGCCGGGGTCGTCGCCCAGCTCACGAACCAGCGGCGGTTCCAGAGACAGGTCGTAGAGGCTCATGCTGCGTCACCGCGTCGGGTGCCGTGGGTCCACGCCCCGGTCTGGGCGATGGCGGCGCCGCATTTGCAACGCAACCAGTCACAGACCTGGTTGGTGTCGGGGCAGTGGGGTTTGCTGGTGTCGGCCAGGAGGTGTTGGCAGTCGGGGCAGCGCGACGGGAACTGACGCTCCGGAGGGGTGGTCATGGCAGGCATCTCTTGCAGGTGGGGAGGGCGATCGCGCGGTCGGTCTCGTCCTGGGTGCCAGTGCCGCGCCATGAGCAGCACCAGGACGCGCTCAGTCCGCACAGGGCGGCGCTGGGGTCGTTCGGGCTTTTCAGCGGGTCCAGGATGTGTGCGACACGGCCTCTGGGCAGGTAGACGCGCGTGCCATCCAGCTGGGGGGTGGTCATGCTGGCCTCTTGGTGGTGACTGCGCCGGACCCGTGCTGGGTGCGGTGCTTGGCCATGTACTCGCCCAGGGCGGCGGCGTGCCAGGCCTTGAGTAGGCCCCAGAGGCGCCTCATGATGCACCGTCGCGGCGTGTGAGTCGGGCCAACGTCGCGGCGTGGAATAGTAAGGCTGTCCAGTGCAGCGTGAGTGCCAGGGAACATCTCAGGCGGTTCCGGCTCCACCTTTCTCATCTCTCCGTCCCAACCGGAGAGCGCGTTGAGCCATGCTGCGAACGCGGCCGGCTCCTCGCCGGGCTTGATGCCGGCGCTGTCGCAGTAGTGGTCGAAGTCAGCGAATCTGCCTTGGTGGCAATCGCCTGCGCATCTCGGCTCGAACGCGGTAATCATGCGGCACGTTCCGTCTCGGTGCGAGGGCGGACGACCAGGACATGGAAGCCACGGGACGTCATCTCGTCGGCGTAGACGGCAGCCTGGGTCGCGGACAGGCCGGAGCGGGCCTTGACCTGCACGCCGTGCTCGTAGACCTCGACGCGGGTCATTCCGCGTGCCTTGCTGCGTCTGCGATGTCACCGAGGGTTTCGTCGATCTCGCCGAGCTCCGTGGCAAACCTGGAGATGTCGCCAGCCTTCTGCAACTGGGCGATGCTCGCCAGGATGGACTGGAGGTAGGCCTCGGCGCTGTCGCTGCTCATGCTGCGACCTCGTCGAGCACGCGCCGCAGGGACTCGACAGCGCGAGGAGTGAAGTTGATGCCGAGCTGGTTGCCGGTGTCCGCGTCGAACAGGGACACGTAGAAGGTGTCCTTGTCGACGCCGATGGCGCCTGCGTAGGTGCCGCTGGCGGTGATGCGGTGAATCTCACGTTGGTGGGCGGACGTCTTGCGGTGTCGGCCTGCGTAAGCGGTCATAGTGTGCCTCTTTCCATGGGCCTCACCTGTCGGGCGGACAATGTGGGGCGGTGGTCCCAGACGCCTGGGTGCCTGCCCAGCATAGCGGACAAGTGCGCTACGTAGCGGGTTTTCGACACGGGCATTATTGCCTGCTGAACAACACGTTCTTAAGGCAGTCCACCCCGAACTGCAACAAGCCCAGATCACACCACCTCGGGGTGTGGTTCGACGCGTACATCCGCACGTAAGGCGCCCCGTCGATGCCCACAGACTCGACAACGAGGACCCACCCGGTGATCAGGCCCTTCTCCGCCGGTTCGTCAGCGTGGTCTTGCAGGGTCTTGGCGATCGCCGCTTCAAGGGCCGCGGCCTGCCCGCTCACAGCTGGACCTGGTCGTCGTCGTCCTCTTCAGTGTCGGTGGGGGAGCTGGCGTACTCGTCGTGCAGGTCCTGGTCAGCTAGTGCCTCAATGCCGTGCTGGGCGAGGCCACGGGCTCGGTAGTCGGGCATGTACCCGTCTCGGAGCAGGACCCCTTCGTCGCTGGTGGTGTCGCCTGCGGTGTCCCACGTTTGGGCGGACAGGATGACGATGTAGTCGGTGACGATGGCGTCCGGCGCGAAGCCGTATTGGATGGCGGCGGCTTGGACGGCGACGGTCAGTGCCGCGTCCGCCTGTACCTGCTCGGGCGTCCTCCCCATGGGCTCAGTCTCTGACTGTGGCGTGTGGGGTGCGTGGTGCCACACCGGAGGTCAGCAGCATGGGTGGGTGGTCTGTCCGGGCTCGATCGGGTCCATGACGAGCCCGCACGTCGTGCACGTGGGCTTGCTGGGGGCCAGGGTCAGGGTGCGTTTGCGGGTGCACGTGTCCAGGTGGCACGTGTAGGCGTCCTGATCCTCGATCGGCAGCTGATGGGCGGGGATCTTGTGGGCCACCGTCCCGTACAGGATCACGTTGCCGGTCAGGGATGGTTCCCGGTCCAGGGGCATCGCGACACCGTTACCGGTTTTGACCCAGCGGATCGGGGCCGCGCACTCCCGGCACACGTTCACGAGACGTCCTTGACCAGGTATAGGCCGACCGGTTCCCGGCCTCGGCGGCTCTCTTTGAGCCACGCGGCGACCTGCTGCACCTTGGGATCCGTTTCGGCCTTTTGGATCGCAGCCAGGACGATGTCGGCAACCAGTTGATGTTCCCTCCGGCCGGTGCATGCGAGCATCGCTTCGAACGTCTCGATCTGCTTCTCGCCGAGGATCATGCAGGAGGTCCGAACGAACGGGACGCCGGTGCGTTTGTGGATCCCAGGTGGCCTCATGGCCGGCGTCCGCCGAGCGCGTCGAGGAAGTCGGCCCAGCCGAGCTCGAGGGAGCCGATGAGGGCGACCTGGTCGGGCGGGTAGCCGTCGCGCAGGGCTTGGGCGCGGGTGAGGTCGACGTTGAAGCGCAGCTCGTCGGCCCGCTCACGCAGGTACCGGGGTACGGAACGCACCACGGCCGGGACCAGGGTCACACTCTCGGGGAGTTTCATGCCACGACCAGAGCGAGGGTCTGCAGCGCACGGAACGTCCGGACCCTAATCGGGATGCCGGTGGCCAGGAACGCCTGGTGGGCGATGAACTCCATGTCCTGGGCCAGCTGCGTCTCGGTTTGGAGGATGGACCCGTCGATGTGCTGCAGGAACCGGGTGATGGCTTGGCCTTCGAGGACGTTCATGCGCGCACCTTCAGAATCTCGCGCTCCACGTAGATGCTCGATCTGTTCCACAGCCTCTCGCCTGGGGCTGCGACCTCCTCGAAGATGACCAGGGCCGCTGCGATCAGATCGTCCTTGCTGTTGAATCGGCCGGTCTCCATCCCCGCCTCCCATGGGTAGTCGTCATAGGCCGATAGTTCTTTGGCGCCGGCTGCGTCGAGCACGTGCTCTACCTCGTGCCTCGGGCCCTCGAAGTCGTCGTCTCGCACACACCCGTAGTAGTGCGACGCCCCTGGCGTGATTCCGCGGTAGGACGAGACATCCAGGTGCCAGTCGGTCATGACGCGGCTTCCTGGGTGCGCTGCGGTTCGGAGGTGAGGTGCCAGCAGGCGGGCCGGCACTGGACACACTTGTACGCCCGGACCTCACGCCGGTTGGGGGACAGGCTGATGGTGTTGATGACCAAGGCCCGTTCGGCTTCAGGTTGGGTGGTGAAGCGTTTCTTGCCGCAGGGCTGGATGAGCTCGAGGAGGGTCTCGGCCAACACCAGGTGTGAGTGGGTTGTGAGGTGGGTGAGCATGGCTTCGGGGCCGTGCTGGGTGCGCCGGCAGACCGGGCAGCGGATCATGATGGCACCTTGAGCGCGCGGATCGTCGAGCACGGCCAGTCTTGGTTGTCGTAGACACACCACTCGGCGTCGCGGTCGTTGTCCTCACTGACGTGCAGCGCCCGGACGCGAGCTTCGTCGCGTTCGCCGTCGGCGAGGTCGCCGACGGCCATGGGGTGGTAGGCAGCGGCGGTGTTGATCGTCTGGATGATCTGCACGCACATCTCGGCTCGCACGTCGCTGTTCGATGCGCTGTTCGCGCCCTTGCGAGCCGTCGCTGATGCTCGGTGCTCGATCAAGGCGTCCGTGACGATGCCCCACTGCTCACGGTCAAGCCAGAGCGGCCCGCCGCGCAGGTCCCACACACTCGACGTGGCTGTGTGTGCCCGCTGGCAGGACACGCAGGGGACGCTGGTGAGGACGTACCGGTCGGCGTCGTCCTGGTCGGCTTCGGCGCGCTCCTGAACGGTGCTCATGCCGGGACCGTGACCGTCTGGAAGGTGAAGCCAACCCGGGTCTTGTCAGTCGCGGCGTCGTAGTCAGCGGTGACGGCAGTGAGCCGCTCACCAAGGAGGTTGGGGCCGTGGACTTCTCCCACAATGTGGGTGACATCTCCCGGGTAAGTGGCGAACCGGGTTGGCGCGGGGGACGTGGTCATGAGCGTTGCCATGGTGTTCTCCTGGGCTTGGAGTGAGTCTGTTCTTGGATGGTAGCGGATAAGTGCGCTACGTAGCGCACAATTGACACAACAAAGTTGCGGGTGTCCCGGCGGACACACCGTGCGGCTTCGCGGGCGTGCGTGGACCAGGTGGGGATCATTTCGGGCTCCTGAGGATGGTTTCGATGGTGCCGTCGAGCAGGTGGTCGGGGCGCAGCACGTGGACCTCAACGCCGGCAGCTTCCAGGTCGGTGATCCACTCGTGCTGCTTGGTGCTGGTCTTGCCCGTCATCGTCTTGAGCTCGACGAACAGCAGGCGCCGTTGGCGGGCGTGAACCAGGCAGGAGTCAGGGAAACCGCCAGGGCTCCTGCGCGAGTCGTGGGTGTGGTACGAACGCCAGCCGAGGGCGGCGGCGAGGGCGTCGAACTGGTTCTGCAGCGCTTTCTCGGTCATGGTCTTGGCCATGGCCAGCTGGTACTCGGCCACGGTGGTCATTCGGTCACCGACAGCCGGCGGCGTCGGGCCCGCGCGGTTGGGAACGGGATCACACCATCGATCGAACCCTTGCGGGCCTGGCGGTGCTGGACGGCTTTGGGGCAGACCGCGGCGTGGGCCACGGTGCGCCATTCGTTGCCGTCGGGTTGCTCGCCGTCTTTGAGGACCCTTGCGAAGGCGCCACCGGTCCCGGTGCGGTAGGCGGCGACGTTGGCTGTGGTGTCACCTGGTGGGCGGCGGGTGGGTTCGATGGGCATGAGGGCGCCTTTGGGGGTGCGGGCGAAGAGGATGGTGGCGCCGCAGTCCCGACACTTCCCAGTCATCGGTAGACCTCGGCGCAGGTGTAGCACCAGCGGGCGTGCAGCCACTTGGTGTTGCTGACCATGTCGTCGTTGGGTGTGAGGGACAGCCGGACGTATGTCTCGCCGGGCTCGATGACACCTCTGGACCAGTCGTGGGCGTCGCGCTGGGGGTAGGCGTTCTCGCACTGGTGGGGTTTGTTGGCGCGCAACTCCTTGCGGATCTCGGTCATGATGCCCCCTCGTTGGCTTTGGCGGCGTGGTCTGCGTCGAACTGGCGCTGCCGGGTACCCCGCTCACGAGCCTCCGAAGTACGCAGGCCTTCCTCGAACCCGGCGGCGTAAATGTCTGCAGCCAGTTGGTGAAGGGTCCACGCGGACGAGGAGTCCAGCAGTGTGCGGTTGGAGTACTTGCGGGCGTCTTCGTGCTCGTCGTTGATGAAGGTCTCGACGAGGTCGGCTATCGCCTTCGGCTCCACAGTCACGACGCACCACCCGAGGGCGTCCATGTGGTCCACGGCAGGGCGGGTAGGTGCCCGTGTGGGGTCGGCGCGGCCTTGGCCGGGACGGGGTGGAGCGTGCCATCCTTGCGGCGCCACCTCATCTGCCAGAGAGCCTTGAGCCGCAACTCCCAGAGGTTGCCGGGCTCCCACTCTTGGACGGTGTCTGCGCCGATCCCGTAGCCGTCCCAGTCCTCGATCAGGTTTAGGAACACGTCACACTGCTGGCAGTTGATCCACGCGTAGAAGCCGTCGTCGCCAAGGTTGGCCTGCCTGGTGTAGGTCTCGCCGACGTCGATGACGCGGCCGCACATCTCGCACCGGTGCGCCTTGCGCGCTTTGGGTGTGGACTGGCTGAGGGTTTGCGGCATCAGGCACGCTCCTGGTTGGCCAGTTCAAGGAGGACGTCGGCGTGGCACGGCTGATCAGCCCGGCACCAGCAGGCCAGATCCTTGCCCGCGAGATCCACGCGGATCTGCTGAGGCGTGACCTTGGCGAAGTGGCCGGCTCGGGAGGGGTACGCCATCAGCATCCCGGGCGTTGGCGCGGTGAGAGTGAGTCGGAACAGCTCGACAACCTCGGTCCGTGTTGCCCAGCGGACGTGCGTCTCGATGATGTCGTCTCGTGAAAACCACATGTCATGGCGCGTGCCGTTCGCGCTGATCCGGCCCTCGAAGTCCCACTCACGCCCGAAGCGCTCAAGGTGCTTGGGGCCGTAGCGGACGAGGCCACCCATCGGGCTACGGAGCCTGAACGGATTGCCCCACCTGGTCGGTCGCGCCACGTTCACGGCGTCGGGGTTGTCTGCCCTCCACGGGTGCTGGCGTGACATCTGGATCCGCACCGGGACGCTCACTTGGCGAACCCCGAGACGAACTCCCACTCGAAACCGTCGCCATCCCACGACGTGTCGACCGGCACCAGAATTCGGGTGCCAGCCTTACCCTGATCGGTCGCGTAGACGTCGGCGTTGATCCAGTTCGCGTGGTTGCACTCACCGCTGTCGACCATCCGCGACGGCGGTTCGCATGCGCAGTACTCCTCACAGGCGCAGTCGTGGACCATCCGGCACGCGGCACCAGGGCGGGACTTGCAGACCAGGGTGGCCCGGATCCCGTCGTCGCCTTCGAGCTCGAGGTAGTGATCCACTGGAGGGGCAGGCTGTTCGGGCGGGAGGCCCTCTATCGGTAGTTGAGAATGGTTCTCATCTGGCTCAACTTGAGAATCGTTCTCATTACCAGAGGTCACCGGGCAGGTTGACATAATCATGGGTTGCTCACCTTCGCTGGCTTGTAGTCCTTGGCGTGGATGGCCGGCCAGGCACCGACCAGGTTGCGGCCGAAGTCGTTGTTGTTGGCGTCGACGGACAGGCCGCATGGCACGCAGCCGACGCTGATCCGGTCGCCGTGCTCGTTGACGACAGGCAGAGGGATGGCCAGCATGTGGGCGGCTTGGGCGGCGAGCAGGTTCAGGCGTCGGGCTTGGCTGGGACTGACTCTGGGTTTCATGCTGCGACCGTCCTGGTCTTGGGTGGGAGGGTGCGTGTGTGCGACTCGCAGGCGTGGTCGTCTGCCCATTCCTCGGCTGCTTGTTCGGTGCCGTCGAAGGCGGGGTTGTCGGTGGCCTCGACCATGCACGTGTCGCATTCGGCGTCCCAGCCGGTCTCGGGGGTTTCGCCGTCTGGGTCGTTGATCTGGGTCTTGCTGCTGTGGCTTGGGCAGTAGATGGCGGTGGATTCGGCGCCGTTTTGGGTGGTGCCTGCCCAGATCGTCCAGCCAGCGGTGCGGGCATTGCTGGCGGCTTCAGCTGGCGTGCTGCCGAGTTTGCTGATCCGCGCGGACCCGCAGCCTTGGGTCATGCAGCCGAAGCGGTGCAGGTCATCCGATTCGACAGGGGGGCGGATCTTGCCTGGGGGCGAAGTGCTGGTCCTTGGGCAGGGGCAGCCGATACAGATGTTGGCGAGTCGGAGGCTGGTGTGGGTGTGGTGGCAGTCGGGGCATGTGGTGTCGGTCATGCGCGTTCTCTCCAGTCTGTGGGTGGATCGGTGAGTGCTTCAGCGAGGCAGGCTGGGCACTTGTCGGCGCGGAGGTCGGGGTGCTCTGCGCAGCGGGCGCCGCGTGTTCGTCGTTTCTCTGGTGAGGTTGTGTTACGTAGTTGAGTACCTGGGGGAGAGGGAGTAGGAGAGGGAGAAGGAGTGAGGCATGGGTCAGTCGATGGGTTTGCGGATCCCTTTTGCTTATCTGTTCCCGAAGGGTCAGGCGAAGGGTTACCGGAAGGGTTTGACGATGGTTCGGTGTGACCCCAGTCGGAGGGGAAACCGGCCATGTTCGGGGGGAGTACCTCAAGGGCTTGGTCGGGGGTCATCGCCCGCTTCTTCAGGAGCCCTTTGACGTCGGTGCGAGTCCAGGCCTTCAGCGTCGGCTCGTCCTTGTAGAGACGCTTCAGCTCGTGCACGATGACCGCCTGCAGGGTCCTGGACGCGATCGCGCCGTAGGCCGTGGCCATCGCGGCAGCCACGTTGGGTTGCTCCATCAGTCCGTCGTTGCGGATGAACGAACGGACCAACACCTCCTCGGTGTCACGGTCGACGACGATGTAGTGGTTCTGCTCCAGCTCGACCGCTGCCGACTCGACCCGGGCCGGTGAGACGTCGACAGCCATCGGTGCGATGCGTGCCGGCCGCCAGTCCGCGACGCCGGCGTAGGACAGCCCTGACGACGTCATCAGGAGCATGTAGAGCCACTGCGACTCGCCTGGTAGGTCCCGGAAGTCCTCGTCGGCCCACATGGCGAGTTTGAGTCGGGCGTGGGTGCGAGCCATCAGGCTGTCTCCTCATTGGTGTCGTCGGTGCCAGCTGGGTGGCGTTGGTGGTACCAGCGGGTGTCGCGTTCTTCTTCGGTCATGCCCGCCCAGAACCCGTCCGACTCGGTCGAGGACGCTTCTTCGCAGCGGCGCAGCACCGGGCAGGTGGCACAGTTCTTGCGGGCCGCGTCCAGTGCTCTGGCGCGCAACGTGACCCTCTTGGTGGATGCCAGGACGGGGAGTGCGGCGGCGGTGTCGTACAGCTCGTACTGGCCAGCACAGGCAGCATCAGCGGTCCAGGCTGACTTCCCGTCGAGCAGGGACCTCAGGTTGGGTGTCATGCCGCTTGGCGCCTGTCGCGGGCGACGGTGCGCTCGGTGACGTGGAGGCGTTCAGCGACCTGGTCGGCGGACAGTCCTTGGTTGGTGAGGCGGGCGACTGCGACGGTCCGTTCGGCTTTGGTGAGGGTGACGTGGTCGCCGTAGGTGGCGCGCATGATCGCGACGTCGTCCATCTCGGTGTCGACGGTCAGACCGAGCTGGGGTTGCTCGGCGGGGTCGTCGATGTTGTCCCACGCCAAGGGTGGCGCCCAACCCCTGCTCTTCGCCCACGCAGCAGCCTTGCGACACGGCCCTGTGGTCATGCAGCGTTCCTCGTACAGGTCCCGGATGGTCTTGGCTGTGCCAACGCACACCTTCGCGCGCTTCGGTGTCCGGTACGACCCGACAGCCTGCACGCTCACCCCGAGCTGGTCGGCGATCCAATGCTGAGACCAGCCCATCGACGACAAGGCCTGGATGCGGCGGCGCGTCCCAATAGCGGAGACCCACCGCCCGTCCGGGACCAGGTCAAGGTCGAACCGAACCGCCAGGATCGCGGCCTCCCGGGCTGGGCGGATCAGCTGCTGGTACTGGTGGTTGTTGGGCTGGGTCAGGGTCGACAGGGATGACCAGTGCTCACCTGCCATGACCGCGATCGACGCCAACGACAGCCCGGACTCACGAAGTGCCGCGACGTGCGCCCTGGCTGGGGCTGGGTCGACGAACGGCGCCCACTGCTGGTACGCGTTCAACCGCCTGCGCCGGCGAGCCCACGCAGCGCGCAGCGCCCGCTCCTCGTCCGTGCGGATCATGCCGCACTCTCCTTTTGTGATCCAGAGCGAGGGATTGCTGGCGCTACACCACAGTCCTGTCGGGAGCGCAGGACCGTGCGATCGGGAACGCCGAGGCGCACCGCGATCTGCTGGTCACTCAGCCCTTGCGTGACGAGGCGTCGGATCGCTTCATCACGCTCATTTGGTCGCAGGGTGATGGTGCGGTTGCCTTCGCTAGCAAGTTGGACTGCGACGTGGTCGATCAGGTCGTTCTGCTCGAGGTGCCCGCGTTCGTCGGCGCGGATCGTGTCTTCCCAGCACTGACCGCACGCGACCTGACCGATGATGACGCGAGTGTCCTGGTGGTCGCAGGCGTCGCCAGCTGCTCCGCCGAGGCGGTGATGCGGGCGTAACCACGCAGAGCGGAGAGGTGCGGTCGTCGCGGTCCCTGAGCGAGTCTCCTTGACCTGCTTGGCGAGTGTTGTGGCGGCGAAGATGGTCATCGTCTTGTTGGTGACCATGTCCTGCGCTTCGACCGGTAGCGCCAAGAGCAGGAGGCGGCCACGAATAGTCGCGGCGCTGTAGCCCGTCTGAACCGAGACCTCTGCGACGGTGGCGCCTGCCTGTCGGAGAGCGTGAAACGCGTTGGCCTGTTCGATCGGTGCGAGCGCCTTGTGCATCGCGGCTGCGAGCATCACTGCCATCGTCTGCTGCCTGCCTTGGGGTGGAGTGATCAAAGCGGGCAACGCCGGCACGTGAGCCATGCGCGCTGCTCGGTAGCGGCGCTCACCGTCGACCAGCTGGTACCCACCAGGGGTCGGGGTGACAATGATCGGTTGCAGCAGCCCGTAGATCCTGATCGACGCGGCGAGTTCAGTGAGGTCGCCCAAGTCCTTGCGGACGTTGTCCCGTGAGGGCTTGATGGAATCGACTGGCAAAACGCGCATGCTGATCTGGGTCATGCCGCTTCGCCTGTGATGGCTGCGGAGACGGCGCCGATCAGGTCGCGTGCGGCTGGTGGGGTGACGGCGTTGCCAGCCATCCTGACCCGCTCACGGCGCGTGCCTTCCCAGATGTACGTCCCAGGGAACGCCATGCCTGCGGCGACCTCTGCCGGTTCGAGCATCCGGAACATGCAGTCGTCGACGGTGGCCTCGGCGGCGGCGAGCTCACCAGGGGTGATGACTGACTGCTGCGCCGTGGTCGTCAGCGTCCGCAACGCTTCCCATGCCGGTGTGGTCATCTCTGCGCCGTCACCCTGGCTGCTGTAGTGCCTGGTGATGAGCGCGTACCGGTCGACGGTGGTCAGTGTGCCCAGGGCTGCGTCCGTGGACTTAGCGGACTGGGTGGCCCCGAAGTAGGGGGTGATCAGGCCGTGGTGTTGTCCGTTGGCGGCGAACGTGTCGAGCGGCTCGGCAGTGGATCGGTGCGAGCGCAGGACCTGGGCATCGCTGGTACCGCGCAGCATCGCCATGAACGGTGGGAACACGACGCCTTCGCTCTCTCGGGCGGTGCGAGTGCGCATCACGTCGTTCGCTGAGGTCGCGGTCTCGTTCCACGTCCCGCCGGCCGGGGTCAACAGCGGTGGGATCGCCAAGCCCTTGGACTCGATGGTGTGCAACGTCTTCAGGACGTCATCGGTCGACCACGCCCGGTAGTAGCCGTTCGGGTCTCCGTAGGCCTGGTGCTTGGGGTCGGCCGCGTCGTAGGTGTGCCCGGCAGCTTCGAGGTGGACTGGGCCCCAGTAGCGGGCGATCCCAGCAGCGATGCGGCGGCGGGTCTTGTCAGCGAGGGGCTTGTCCCTGTCGCCGATCTTGGAACCTTTGATGGTCCAGTCGATCGCGGCAGATGCTGGCAGCCAGCCGGGCTCGACGATCTGGTTGCGGCATGAGGTGTTGGGGCATCGATAGACGTACTGGGAGCGGTACCGGCCTCCAGGGGATTGCGGCTTCTTCCACGACTGGACCGCTGCCACGACGGTTTCGCAGACGGGGCAGTAGGCCTTGGGGCGCTGCATGGCATCGAGGTCGGGTGCGCGCTCACCTTTGCGCCAGAACACGACGTACATCCGGTCTCGGGACTGCGGTGCGGGTAGACCACCAGCTTGGGCGTGCATCGAGTTCAGGAACACCAGGCGGTGCTCATACCCGAAGGCGTGCATAGCCATCAGCCACGCGTCGAACGGTTCCCAGCGCTGCACGTCGATGACGTTCTCGACGATGATCGCCCGGTACCTGTGCGCCTCAGTGAAGCGGGGCACGTCCCACATGGTGGCCCTGGATCGTTCGGCGGCCTCATCGGGCAGGGTCTCCCCGAACAGGTCAGGTTGGCCGGTCTCACGTTTGCGACCTTTGGCCTGGGAGTGGTTCGTGCATTCCGGTGACGCCCACAGGATGTCCGTGCTGGGGAACAGTCGCGGGTTGTACTGGGAGATGTCAGCGCACACGTGGTCGGCGTTCGGGTGGTTGGCGTTGTGGACGTCGACGGCCTTCTGCCAGTGGTTCGCGGCGACCCGCACCTTCACGCCGGGGACGAACGTGCCACCGGTGGAGGATCCGCCCGCGCCAGCGAACAGGTCTGTCATGGTCAGGTTGTGACTCACGACGCGTCGCCCATCAGCTCGAGCTCAGCGGGTGACCACTCGTACCCGTAGACCGTGCCCAAGGTGTGCCGCCACCCCTTGGTGTGGGACTGCCTCCACGCGGACGCGGACCGGGCCAGGTCCATGTCGCGTTGCAGGCCGCCAATGACATCCAGGGCGATCATGGCCTGGGGCAGGGTCATGGTGCGGATCCGGCGTTCGTACCCGGCGCCGAGGACCTTGGTCATGATGGCCGGGTCGTAGAACATGGCCTCCGCTGCCTGCCGGACGCGGGCCCGGGCGACGGACAGGGCGATGTCGATGTCGCCTTCGGTGATGACGCCGGCGAGGTAGTCGTGACGGCAGCGGGCTGCAGTGTCCAGGGTGCGGAGCAAGGTCGCGCGGGCTGTGCGGCCTTCGGGGATCTGGTTGACCTGCTCGGGGGTGGCCTCGGTCGGTGCGCTCTTGGCCACGGCCGGTTCCGCTGGGGGCGGGTTCTCGGCGGCTTCCTTGGCTCTCGCGATGTCGCCCTTGGCCTGGTTGAGCTTCCACGACCAGTCGCGGGTCCCGACAGACTTGGCGAGCTCTTCGACAACACCCAGGTCGGTGAACGCGGCGAGCTCCAGGGCGTCGCTGATGGTCAGCTGGCCACGGTCGACACCGTTGCGGGCCTGCTCGGGCAGGTGCGCCAGAGACAGTCGGCCTTCGACGTAGGTGCGGGTCCGGCCGAGCTTCTTCGCGATCAGGGTCGGGGTGTAGTTCGGGAACTCCATGAGCGCCTGGTACCCGTCGGCTTCTTCGGTGACGGTCAGGTCTTTGCGGTGCCCGTTCTCGATGAGCATCGTCTCGAGCTGCTTCTCGGGGGTGTCCAGGTCGTGGCGGATGATGCACGGCACGGTGTCGAGTCCGGCGTCGACGGCGCCGGCGAGGCGGCGGTGGCCTGCGATGAGCGTGTACCGGTACGAGGCCTTCAGGGGTGCGGCGACGACCAGCGGTTCGATGATCCCGGCCTCTTTGATGGACGCGGCGAGCTCTTCCATCTTGGCGGGGGTGCCGAGGTCGTGGCGGGCGTTGCGTGGGTGCGGGGCGATGGACGCGATGGCGATCTCGAGGAACGTGGTTTTGTGTAAGGCGGTCTTGGGCATGGCAGGCTCCGGGTGGGTCAGTTGTTGGGGGTCTTGTAGGTCGCTGCGGAGGTGAGGGCTGCGTAGATCACGGCCACGGTCAGGGCCAGGATGTAGAGGCCGGTCATGCGACGTGGCTGTTCTGCAACGAGCGCAGGTCTGCGGCCTTCTTGATCATCAGGAGTCCGAGGGCTTCGGCGGTGTCAGCGTCCATCCAGGTGGTGAACTGCTCCTCGACCGCGTCGGCGGCGTCGTCGAGGGCGTTCTCCAGCAGGGTCAGGTCGGCCCCAGACCCTGCGCGGGGGGAGACCCGGTCCAGGTTGTAGTTGAGCGCGGCGTCGGCAGACTCCCAGACGTGGAACGGGTCCACCAGCTCGGCGAGGTCGATGGTGTCTGGGACGAGTCCGAGGCCTGCGTTGCGGTCGAGCTTGATTCTCATGGGGTCTCCGATGTGAGGGTCGAACGGAAGTTGCTGGGATGTGCCGCCCGGCAGGCGTTGATGCGGGCGGCGGTGGCGCAGTTCAGGAGCTCGTTGCCGAGGTTCTGCGCCTGGTCGGCGTCGAGCTCCTGGTCCCCTGTTGGCAGGGACAAGGTGACGCAGTCGGCACCGACGGACAGGCGGATCATGCGGACGCGGCGAGCCGGTCGAGACGGATCAAGCGCCAAACGCGCTGGGGCTTGCCGTTGTTGCCGCCTTTGACCCGGGTGCATTCGGTCCACCCGGCGGCCTGCAGTGCGCCCTTGACTGCCAGGGACCGGATGACCGCGCCGATGACCACGGGCGTCACGGTCAGCGCCCCGGTCTTCGGGTTGATCAGCCGCTCACGCAGGCTGTTCGGGTTGACCCGGCCAAGATGACTGTGGGCTTCGGCGACGATCGCGGCCACGATGACCTCACGGTCCCGGGCGTGGCACGGGTCGCCAGCGATCAGGGCCAGCAAGTCCGCGGTCTCCGCATCAACAGCGGAGGCAGGGACACCAGTCAGGACCCGGTCAGTCACGACTCCACGCCCTCTCGGATGAGGGTCGGGTCGATCAGGTCGGCCCACTCGACTCGGCGCTTTTCTGTCTCTGGGGGTCCATAGATCGAGACCCATCCGCTACCGACGTTCGTTTTGAGGTTGTCGCGGAGGAATGGCTGCCGGATGCGCTGGTCAGCACCGGCCTCGACCACGCCCCACAGTCCCGGCTCGGGGATGCGTGCAGGCGGGGTCTGCGCCTCGATCTGGTCAGCAGTGAAGTCCCAACCGTTCCTGCGAAGGAAGGCCACGAAGCGGGGGTAGTGATTGGCGGGCGCGGCCTCGGGGGCTTCGAGGACGATCAGCGGGCGGGCATCGGTGACTTCCACAGTCCCGTGCGTGCTATAGCCGCCACAGATCTCGACGGAAGTCCAGGGGTGGCTGCTGCTGCTGTAGCTGAGCATCACAGTCTGGTCGGCCACGCCGCGCACGGTCGCCCGGTACAGGCCCGGCTCCAAGGCGGTCATCCGTGCACCGAGTGCATAGGAACTTCGATGGTGCGACGCCAGGCCTGCGCGGTCTCACCATCAGAGGGCTCGAACGTCGCAGCCAGGGCCACGGCGGCCGCGTTGGCCAGGGACGCATGGACCTCAGCGAAGCGAAGCTCGCGCTCGACTCGCACC